CCCGCCACCCCACAGCAGCCACCACCGCAAGCCGCCGCCCATCACCAGCCGGCGACCGTGTTGCCGTTCCGGCTCAGCCCGCCGCTGAAGCTGCCAGAGCCTCGCCCTGGCGACAACAGCGACCAGCAGCCGTTCGATCCCGTTGCCGGATGCGAGCAACTCACCGAGCGATGGCGAGAACTGCAGGGTCCGGGGCTCGACGCCGGTGCCCAGATCTACCTCGGCGACATCGCGCGGCAGAAATCTCCACAGGCCCGGATCCAGCTGCATTCGGTGATCATGGCTGGGGTTGAGTGCCACGTCCGGTCCGGCAAGTGGCGGGACTTCGCAACCGGCGAGCTGCGGCCGGAGCTGATGCCGAATCTCGCGGTGTTCCTCGGCGGGCTGCCGATTCCAGGAACCCGTGTTGCCAGCCGGATGTACCTCGACGATCTGCCGGAGTGGAAGCCCCGGAGCGCGAAGCCTCAGGGCGGTTCCGGCAAAGCAGCATCGAGCTTTTCTGCACTGGCGGAGGGCATGGCGCGATGAAGGCCACAAAAGAGAATCTGGAGCTGATCGGAAAGCAGCTTGAACGGCTGATGGTCAAGTCCTTTCCGCCTCGCGACGATGCCGCGAAAAAAGAATACATCGCGGTGCTGTTGGCATCGGCCGTCAGCCCGTCGCACGTGAAAATTATTGTCGATGAAATCCTCTACACCGAGGGGGATTTCCCGGAACCCGCCACGTTCCGCCGGGTTGCCGGAAGCACGCGGGATCTGGAGTATCTCGCCGATCCGGATTGCCCGCTGTGTGGCGGTTGCGGCCAGATCATCACGTCGCTCACGTACCCATTCGGCGCGCAGCTGATCAGGTCTTCGGGGGCGAAGAAGTGCTCATGTTGGGCCAACCGGCTGCCGCCGGAATGGAAGAAAGATCAGGGGGAAGCGTGAAAAAACAAATCTGCCAGTCGCCGCCGTTGACTCTCGCGCATTTCATCCGGTGTGCCTGCTGCGGCATCATGCACCTCGAAGGCTTTGCGATTCTCGCGACTGACGGGCGCTGGTACTGCGCTGATGTCTGGATGGGCCACCGTAAAGCGCCTGAGGCCGTAGCGCCACCGGTGGACGTTCGGAAGGCCTCAGGGCTTGCCGCCGCGCCTGAATCGCCTGTACGCAATTTCCGCACGGAGGTGGCCTGATGGCGCTCGCCTGTGGGATGGACCCGGAACGCGAGAGAGCGGCGAGCCGACCGGAGAAGAGGGGTCGTCCGCCGCAAGGTGGCTCAGGCGTTCCCCGCGCAGGGTTCACCGGTGGCGATGCCGCGAAGCAGATCCGCCGCCTGGAGAATGCAAACTCAGAGCTTCGCCGCCGGATGCGCCACCTGGAAAACCAGCTCGAACGATTCCTGGTTGACCGCGAGCGTGAGAATACCCGGAGGCTGGCGGGCAAATGCAAGAAGCCTCACGAGGAACTGTACCTGCTGGTCGAGGCTCTGGAGCACCGACTGGACACCATGACGCGAGGAGGTGGCGCGCAGTGATGGCGACAAATAATTCATCTCTCGATTCCGTGTTTGTTGCGGCACTCGATCAGGTTGTTGAACGCCGGATCGGGGAGCTTTCAAAGGCATGCACCAGCCGGATGTTTTCGACCAAACGCGCGGCGGCGTACCTCGGTGTTTCCTATGCGCAGTTCCGCATGATGGCCGAGGCTGAAGAGCGCAAGCCGGAAGGCGACCGGCTGCTGGTGTCGCATCGGTATTCCGGCACCGGCATGCACTACTACGACGTCCGCGACCTGGACAAATTCATTGAGCAGTCGAGAGGGAGGGATCGGTCATGACAAGGCTGGAAATCGCGGCGGCGGCCATACGCGGGATGCTGGCATCCGGATGTGGGATAGCCTGCCCGAGCAGCCAGAGCGGTACCTGGAACGGAACTGCTATCGCGAAAGAAGCGCTGAGTATTGCGGACGCGCTGAGGCTTGAGGACGAGCGAACGCGCGGTGAGGCTGACACGCTGCTCGCTGAAGCGGGCGCGCCTGTTCCGATGGCGGACGACCTCGCCCAGCGGTTCATGCGCGCGGCCATCCACGGTACGCCCAATGTGATTTTGGCTCTCCCCGGGAAGAAGTCGCACGTCTTCCGCGAGGCCGTCATTACCAGGGGCGGGTCTCGCTGGGTCAAGCGCATCAATGGTTGTTCAGCCCATCCGATTGAGGGCGAGTCTCCCGAGTCCGTAATCCGCGCGGCGCTGGATTGGCTGGAGGAAAAACAAAGTGAATAAGTGCGTGACGTGCGGCGGTCCGTTCCTGCCGGGGCAGGAGATGGATGAGATGGGTCCGGGGCATGCTGATCCGCGCGACTGCGTTGAATTCTCTCGCGGCGAGTTCAGCCATCCGGGAACTCCGAATAGTCTCGCAGCGATTGAAGAATCGAAGCGCCTCAACGGGAACTTCTTTCTCGAAGAGCGTGTTGCGCAATGGATCTGCACCCGGCTCGGACCCGCCAACTGCGGACCGAAAGAGCGAGCCATGCGGGTGCTCGAAGAAGCCGTCGAACTGGCGCAGGCTGAGGGGATCACTCACGCGCAGGTGATTCGGCAGGCGGCCCACGTGTTCGCCCGTCCAGCCGGAGAGCCCGCGCAAGAGGCCGCAGGCGTTGCTGTCTGCCTGTTCGGCTGGTGCGCATCCCGGGGCCACCGCCTGATGGATCTGGCGACCGCCGAGATTGAGCGGATTGAAGCGAAACCACTGGAGCAGATCCGCGGGAGTCTCGCGCGGAAATCGGATGCTGATCTGGTTTGCCTGGCGGAACAGCAGGCGCCGTCATTCCCGATCTGCCGGATATGCGGCAGCGATTGGGACCTTTGCCCGCACACGGAGGGTCATCCGGCGGCGATTGAGTGGCCTATGATTGCGTTGCTGGCGGCTATCGTTATCGCGGTCATGGCCTCGATCTGGTTTGAATTGGTGGCCCCGTGAGCCTCAGCCAGAGGAAGCCTTTGATCGCAGCGGATCTGTTCTGCGGGGCAGGCGGGACTTCCACCGGGCTGATCCGGGCCGCGAAGTCCCTCGGTTATGCCGACGATGACATCGACCTGCTCGCCATCAATCACTGGGATGTGGCAATCCAGACTCACTCTGCGAACCACCCGGGTACGCGGCACAAATGCGAGTCTCTCGATAACGTGGATCCGCGCAAGGCGTTCCCCGGCGGCCGGCTGGACCTGCTGGTTGCATCTCCTGAATGCACCCATCACGCCAACGCGCGCGGCGGCAAGCCGATGTCTGACCAGAGCAGAGCATCCGCTTGGCACGTATGCCGGTGGGCGGAATCGCTCTACATCGACACGCTGATCGTTGAGAACGTCCGCGAGTTCCAGACATGGGGGCCAATCGGAGCTGACGGCCGTCCGCTGAAATCGAAGCGCGGCCAGACCTTTCACGCGTGGCTGAAGGCGCTCGAATCACTCGGCTACAAGGTCGATTACCGCGTTCTCAATGCTGCCGATTATGGTGGGGCCACCACGCGCGAACGCCTGTTCGTGATGGCTCACAGGGGCAACCGTAAGCCCGCATGGCCGGAGCCGACGCACGGGCAAAATGCGGCCCTGCAGCGCGGCCTGTTCGGGCAGCGCTTGCCCTGGAAGCCAGCTCGCGATGTAATCGACTGGAGCCTCGCGGGAGAAAGCATTTTCCGCCGGAAGAAACCTCTTGCGAGAACCACATTGGAGCGCATCGCAGCCGGGCTGAGGAAGTTCGGCGGCCGGAGCGCGGAGCCGTTCCTCGTGATTCTCCGGCGGCACATGGATGCTTCCAGCCTGAGCGAGCCGATGCCGACTGTGACGGCGGGCGGAACCCATATCGCACTTTGCGAGCCCTTTCTGGTCAATGCTGGCGGGCCGGAAGGTCAGGGCCGCAACGCTCGAAGTATCGATGATCCGCTGGCCACCATCCTCACCGATAACCACATGGGCATCTGCGAGCCATTCCTGATGAATCTGAATAGGGCACAGGACGGACCGGTGACAGTGGACGAACCGATACGAACGATCACCGCAACCAGTTCAGACTTCGCGATGGTTGAGCCATTCATCGCTGAGCTTCGCGGCGGGAAGTCTGCGAACTCGATCAGCGAGCCACTCAGCACGGTCACCACGAAGGGCGCTCATCATGCCCTGATCGAGCCCTTCGTAATCCCGCTGAATCACGGAGCCGGGGACGTCCGGACCCATTCAATTGGTGAACCCCTGCCAACCATCACCACGGTAGATGCGTGGGCACTGATCGAAGCAGGGAAGGCCGTGCTCGATATCCGGTTCCGCATGCTGCAGCCACACGAACTGGCCTCGGCAATGGGATTCGACCGAAACTATCGCTTTGCCGGGAACCGCGAGGCCCGCGTGAAACAGATCGGCAATGCGGTGCATGTGGATGTGGCGGAGGCTCTGTGTCGCGAAGCCCTTCGGCCCGCCGCCGAACGCAGAAACGCAGCCTGACCATGAGAACACAACCGGCACTCGGAGAAATCAACCTCGCGGAGTTCAGCCCATGCGGGCGGTACCGCTACAACCTGACCCGCATCTGGGATGTGAAGTTATCGGTAATCCCGAACCTCGCCTGCTGGCTGATGCTGAATCCATCAACAGCCGACGCGATGCGCAACGATCCGACCGTCGAGGGCGTTGAGAGACGCTCGCGGGAGTGGGGCTTCGACGGGTTTATCGTGGTCAACCTGTTCGCCCTCCGCGCCACTGACCCGGCTGAGATGCTCGCCCATCACGAGCCCGTTGGCCCCAAGAATGACACCGCTATTGCTGAGGCCGTCAGCAAGTCCGCGGTAACCATCTGCGCATGGGGGACAAAGGGGAAGCACCTCGGACGATCCGAGCACGTCCTGAGCCTTCTGGCAGGCCGGGAGTTGTACTGCCTGAGGCGCAACGCGGACGGATCTCCTGAGCACCCGCTGTACATCCCACGCGCCATCCATCCGGTTCGCTGGCTCTGAGATACTCTGAGGGTCAGCACCAATGGCGCGCCCGCAATCCAGCCCGACAGCGATCCCCGGATTCGGCTGTATCTACCAGCCGAGCTACCGCGACAAGCGCACGGGCGAACTCCGCAAATCCGGTATCTGGTGGCTGAAGTACTCCGCGAGCGATGGGCAATTCACGTACCGGAGCACGAAGACGGCTGACAGGGATCTCGCCTTCGCGGAGCTGGTCAAGGTCGCGGGCCGCCGGGTGTCCGGCGATCTCCAGAACGCCACACCGGAGCGGGTCAAGTTCGGCGTGCTCTTCGACCTGCTCGAAGACGACTACCGGCGGCAGAATCGATCCTCGCTCCCGGAGCTGGTACTGTCTGTCGGTAAACACCTCCGGCCCGCATTCAGTGAGAAGCGCGTGATCGAGCTCCGCAAGCGCGACATCGACCGGTTCATTGCCTCGAAGCTGAATCCCGGAGCAAGCGGACAGAAACCCCTGGCGCCGGGTACGATCAACCGGCTGCTGGCCAACATGCGGCGCGCGATGCAGCTGGGCGCGGAAGAGGATCCGCCTTTGGTAAACCGGATTCCGCCATGGTTCGCCGGCCTCGATCTCGACAACACGCGGACAGGGATCATGTCCCATGAGGTGTACCGCAAGCTCTGCGAACTGCTCCCGCCTCACGCGAGGCTGGTGCTCGTGATCGGGTACCACCTCGGGATGCGGCGCGGGGAGATCCTCGGGCTTCGCTGGTCACAGGTGGACCTCGCCCGCGGCCTCATCACCCTGACCGCGAAGCAGACCAAAAACAAACAGGCGCGGACCGCGCCGATCTATGGCGAGATGGGAGCTTATCTGACGATGGCTCTGGCTGAGCGCGATGCTCAGTACCCGGCATGCGAGTGGGTGATCCAGATCGATGGCGAGCGAATCCACCGGATCGACACAGCCTGGCAGCGGGCGCGCGAGCTGGCGGGAGTGCCTGACCAGCGGCTGCACGATCTCCGGCGGACGGCGAGTACGAACATGGACCGCGCAGGCGTGCCGGGGATCATGATCGACCGCATTGTCGGCTGGAAATCAGAGAGCATGCGCCGCCGGTACCGGATCGGTGAGGACTCCGATGCGATCAGCGCGGGCCAGCGGCTCGATGCCTACTTCCGAGAGTCGGTTTCGCTCGCCGAAGTGAAGTCAGCCTTCAAGCAGTAGCCTTCCCGCGCAACTATATTCGCTTCAGAATCAGCGCGTTAGCTGGCTTGAGTCAGCACGTCTGCAAAAAATCAACCCGTTGCTATTGCAGATTTCTGCACGTGGGTATATAGTCAGTCATGTCAGCAAGCGAGTCCGGTGAACAACGGACCCCGAAGCTGAGAATCCCCTTTGCGAAGGAGACCTTTTCCGATGACAACGATGACCCAGAAGATCGAAACCGTCCTGGCGAATGCCAACGGACGCCGCCGGACCCGCACCGTCCCCGCCACCGAAGTGATGGCCGACATCGAGACCTCTGATCCGGACCGGCAAGACCTACATCAACTACGATGCCGGGAACGTGGCGAAATCCTACAAGTATGCCGCCACCACCACGGCAGTCCTGATCGTCCGCCGCGCTGACGGCGGCATCGCGGTCTGTGCGGACGAGAACAACGCCAGCAAGGGTAGTTCGTCCCGGCCCTGCAGCCTCCGCGAGCAGATGTACACCGTGACCCCGGCAAAGGCCGTTGCATGGGCTGAGACTCTGCGATCCCGGCGAAGAACGTCGCGGTACTCACTGCGGATGAGGTTGCGGCCATCATTGCTCACGTGGTAGCCAGCGAAATGACGGGCCGGAAAGCGGCCTAAATCTCAAACCCCAAAACCCCTTTAGCGAAAGAGGAATCATGAAACCCAGTCAAGTCAAGACCGCGATCAAGATCGCCATCAAAGCCAACCGCCCGGTGCTCGTATCAGGACAGCCAGGCGTGGGCAAATCCGAGGTCATCCGCAGCGTTGCCGCAGACCTCAAGATGACCCTAATCGACCAGCGAGCCGTGTTGCTCGACCCGGTCGACCTGCGGGGCCTGCCGCACGTGAACGGCGATAACCGGGCGCACTGGTGCTCCCCGGACTTCCTGCCCCAGATCGGCCGCGACGGCGCTCGCGGCATCCTGTTCCTGGACGAACTGCCACAGGCCCCGCCGCTGGTGCAAAGTGCGTGCTTCCAACTCATCCTCGACCGCAAACTGGGCGAGTATGCGCTGCCGGACGGCTGGATGTGCCTCGCCGCCGGAAACAACCTCGCCGACAGGGCGAACGTGCAGGCAATGCCGAGCCCCCTGAGGAATCGCTTTGTCCACATCGACTTCGAACATGACGTCGACGACTGGTGCAACTGGGCGGTGAGCAATCAGATCCGGCCCGAGATCATCGCGTTCATCCGCTTCATGCCGAAGAGCCTGCACAACTTCGACCCGAACCAGCGCGATGCGAAAGCATTCGCCACCCCCCGGAGCTGGAAGTTCGCGAGTGATCTGCTGGCTGAAGGTATCCCGCCCGAGATCGAAATGGAATTCATTTCCGGCACGGTCGGCCAGGGCGCGGCTACCGAGTTCCTCGGCTTCCTGCGGACCTTCCGCGATCTGCCGGACATGGATGCCATCCTTCGCGACCCGCAAGGCACTCCGGTACCGACGCAACCAGCTGCACTGTACGCGGTGGCCACTGCACTCGGCAGCCGGATCACCGTTGCAAACGTTGCCACGATCATGGTCTACCTCGCGCGGCTCCCGAAGGAATTCGAGGTCGTCGCGATGACCGATGCGGTACGACGCGACCAGAATATCCAGCAGACGGCCAATTTCGCCGGCTGGGCCGTGAAGAACGTCACGGTGATGATGTAGCGCAGTCCGTCTCATTTCCCCTTTGCGTAGGAGAAACCATATGAATTCCTCAGCAGCAGTATCCAGAAAGCGAACCGTCACTTCGCGCCCGGTCCATGGTGGCCGGGTGGTGAAGGCGGAGATCAGAAGCCAAGTTCCGACAGCGCCCGTCGCGGAAGACAGCGCGCTCGCCGAGCGCGCCATGCTGGTGAACCTCAGTGTCAGCGTGTGGACTGCCCGCAAGCACGACGCGAAGGTCAGCGCGGCCGTGGCTGCTCAGCACGGTGCGACTGCCAAGGTCGGACGCTATAACAAAATGCTGGTGGCCCGCGAGAGGCTCAGCGACCTGACGAAACTGGCCAGCCGGGTGCGCACCGTCCATTACGAGCTGACGCTGCCATGGGCGGATGAAGGCGCTCGCATCCTGCCGAGTGCCCTGTACCTGCAGTACACGTCCGCTATCGGCCAGCTCCGCGACCAATTCGACGCCACGGCGGATCAGTTCGCGCTCGATTACCCCGAGTACCAGGCCGAGCAGATCCGGTTCTCCGGCACCCTGTGCGAAGCCGGGGAGTATCCCTCAGCGGATGAGATTCGCCGGAAGTTCGCCGTGTCGGTTAAGGTGCTCCCGGTACCGACCGCAGCGGATTTCCGCGTCCAGCTCGGCGACATCGACCGCAGCGTCATCAAGGCCCAGATCACGGCGCAGATGGAAGAAACGATGTCGATCGCACTTCGCGACTGCTTCCGACGCGCCTACAAATCCGTTGAGCACATGGCCACCCGGCTCGACCTGTTCGGTCAGGACGATAAGTCCCCGTTCCGCGATTCCCTTGTCGTCAACGTGCGTGAGATGTGCGACCTGCTCGGCTCGCTGAACGTGATGCAGGATCGACACCTCAGCCGGATGGTGGATGAGATCCGGGACCGACTCACGGTCCACACGGCTGGCGATCTCCGGATAGATCAAACTGCGCGCGAGAAGACGGCCGCCGCGGCCCGCGACATCATGAGCCGGATGAGCGACTACATCGGAGGTGGGAACTGATGGCACTGCCGAAAGCAGAGATCACCGCCGAGTGCCGCATCAGCAAGGCGCGCATCAAGCTCCTGATGCAGCAGCCGTTCTTCGGCACGCTCGCGCTCCGGCTCCGGATGATCGAGGCTGACCCGCGCATCATTCCGACCATGGCGACGGACGGAAATCATATTTTCTACTCATCGAAATTCGTGGACAGCATCACCGATGCGCAGTTGCGCGGCGTAGTCGCCCACGAAGTCATGCACCCGGCGCTTCAGCACCTTTCCCGCATCCGGAGCCGGAACCTGCCGATCTGGAATATGGCTTGCGACTACGCCATCAACCCGATCCTGATCGGAGCCGGTCTGGAGCTTCCGCAGGGAGCGCTGATCGACAGCGACCGGTTCCCGCCGGAGATGTCGGCGGATGAGATCTACCAGATTCTGTACGCCGAGGCCCGCCAGCAAGCCCAGAATGCTCCCGGTATGGCCGGGGATGGTGATGGATCGTCAGAGTCCGGGGAAACGGCTGGTGAGTCTCAGGATGCGAGCGGGAGCGGTCAGGCGAAGCCCGGATCATCCGCCGTTGAGACTCCGGGCGGGTTTGGTCAGATGCTGGATCCGACCTCAGTCGATCCGTCTACTGGCCAGGTCAAAGCGGCCAGTCCCGCGGATCTCGCGGCAGCAGCAGATGAGTGGCGGATTGCTGCCGAACAGGCCGCGCGGGTGGCGAAGAACAGGGGCCGACTCCCGGCGAACCTCGAACGCCTCGTGCATGAGGCGAAACAGGAGCAAATCGACTGGCGTGAGCAGCTCCGCCGGTTCGTCTCCACCGTCACCCCGAATGACTACTCCTGGAGTCGCCCGAACCGGCGCCACATCGCCGCCGGGCTCTACCTCCCCGGAATGGTCAAGGACGGTATCGGCGAGATCGTCGTCGCGGTCGACACCTCCGGCAGCATCGGAAACCACGAACTGAGCGCGTTCTCTGCGGAGATTGCTGCCATCTGCCGGGAGTGCAATCCCGAGCGCGTGTACGTGGTCTACTGTGATGCCGCGGTGGCCTGCGTTGAGGAGTTCGCCGCCGGAGATGATGTCCGCCTCACTCCGCACGGCGGAGGCGGTACCGACTTTCGGCCGCCCTTCGCGTGGGTGGAACAGCAGGGCATTGACCCGCAGTGCCTGATCTACCTCACCGATCTCTGCTGCGACAGCTACCCGAAGGAGCCGCACTATCCCGCGATGTGGGTTTCGACCTATGCCCGCATGGCGGCTCCGTGGGGTGAGACTCTCTACCTCCGACCGGAGTTATGCCGATGAATAACTCTGACCAGCGCAAGACCGATTTCGTCCTGGCTTGCCTCCTGGGTATCGCTCCGGGATCTGCTGTCGTCATCGCCGGTGGCACACTGCTCGCCGGGCGCACGGGCCGGGTAGTAAGAGTTTGCAGCAGGAGGCTCCTGATTAAGGTGAGGGTAAAGAGCATGGGAGGACGCTGGCTTCCGCCGAACAGGCTGATTCCCGCAGGTGGTGGTGCAGCATGCTGATTCTCTCAGCCTGCGGTTACCTCATCGTCGGGTTCGTGGTGGCACTGATAGCACTCCCCGTCTTCAGCGATGGCAGGGGCTTCGCGAACCTGCTGACCACAACTATGGTTGTCGCGCTGGTATGGCCCTTGGTTGTATCAGGGGCCGTCCGGCGGCTTCTTCAGCATTATCGAAACAAAGGAAAACGATCATGAGCAAATTCACGCCGGAACAGACGCGGAGCATCGTCGAGGACACCATTGGGTACCTCACCCGTAAGGCTGAGTCCATGGCCACGCAGCGATACAAGACTGAACACTTGTGGGTCAAGATCATCGCACTGAAGCGGATGGTGTCGCTGATCGGAGAGAATTCTGCAGCGAAGATTCAGGAAATTCAGGATGCATCGAAAGCCGAGGGTGAAGCCCGTGAAGTCAGGTGGAAGGGAATCGAAGCCCGGTGGAAAGAGAAACGGGCGAATTACATCCTGTGCATTCGTGAGAAGGAGTCTCGCATCATCCAGCTTTACGATGCAATGAATGCTGCTGGCGTAGAAATTCCGTCCGGTACTTACCGCACTCAAGACATCCAGGCGGCCATAGCGCCTGAGCTTGTTGCGCTGGCCATGCTGGATGCCGTATTGGCAGGCGCGCGCAAGGATGGCCTCGTCTTCGCTATCGGCGATTGCTGGATTCAGCCGGCCGCGGATTCCGATATCTGGCACGCGGTGAATCAGGTCACCGGCGAGAAGACTTCGCACACTGACGGGCTCGCCGCCATCCATGCGGCAATGAACACGAACGCAACGGAGGTAGACCCCGGTGAATGACGACGAACGGTTCCTGCGAGACCTCAGGATCCGCCCTGAGCCAATCAGGGGCATCAACCCGCGCGAATGGATGGAGGTCCTGACCAGATCAGAGCCGGACGGATTTCGCCGGAAGTGGGTCCCCCTTGGCGAGTACCAGAAGCTCACGAAGAACCGGGACCACTGGTGCGTACTGTTCTGGACGACGGCCGTAGCGTGGTTCCTTTTCGTAGCAATTGAATTGTTCCTCCGCTATTGGAGATAAACGCATGGAAATTGCACAGGCAGCTCCGGGCGTTGCATGCGTTGATCCGCTGCTGTTCCCGTTCGATGAGTGGGAAATTCAGATCGCCCCGGTGATGCAGAAGCTGCGTAATATGGGAGTGAGTTACCTGTCCAGGCAGTGCGGTGATCACCGAATTGAGTATCAGGGGCCGCCTGCCAGCCACTACCAAGCCGTTGCGAAATGGTGGCGGGCATGGCTGGTGATGGCCAGAAAAAGGCGTGACATGGGCCGCATGATGGTATCAGATCGCGTGATGGCCGGGGCTGAGATCACCACAGCGCTCCCGCTGTTCTGGGGGCTCCCGCGCTGGTTCGACCGGCCTCAGGATGCCGAACGGTATCTGGCCAGACTTGAAGCCCGCGCGCGGATGATTCTGGCGCCATGGGGAGACGGCCTCGATATCTCGCCACGTACACTCGGCGAGCAGTTCCTCCGGGACCCGCGACGCCGCATCCACAAAGCAGGACGCGCAGTGGCCAGGGCAACCCTTGCGCGAGCACTGGGTCGAGCAGCAGCAGGTAACCCAGCATGGCCGGGGCATGATGTGTTCCTTCGAAGCCGGGGGCTCTCGCGGTACTTCCACGAGGTCGTCCCGTACGGCTGGCAGATCCATCAGGCATTCGTTGCAGCCTGGATTCATGAGGATCGGGTCCGTCTGAGGTCGGGATTCACTGTCAAGGATGTGCTGGAAAGTGACGTGTATGCGCTCGGCGTTGCGGGCCTTGTCGCACGGGAGATGCTCGATGACAACGACTACCCATTCTGACCCTCACGACGGACTGCGGGTCAGCGGGCTCCGGTTCGAGGTAACCGGGAATGCTGATGTGCAGACCTTTCATACCTCACGTGGCCAGGTTCACCGAGCTGGAAAAGTCATCCGGTGGTGCCTGGTTGCAGTCTCGGAGGAATCGGGTAGAGTAATACTGGCCGACAAGTTTGTCGGCAGCCGTGATCTGCCGAATTGCCCGGTATGGATGCAGGTTGCTGGACTGACGCTTGAACGGGTCAGGCGCGAGAGATTCGACGAGGCTGGCTGCATGCCGTTTTCATTGATGTCCCATGTTGTGTCGGAGGTCAGCCGTTTCCTGGGTGGTTACGGCCTGATTGAAGTTCGGGCGCTGAGTAATGAGGAGATCTCGCCTGCTTTCGCGGAATACGTCGGGAGCCTGATGCGATGACGGACGAAGAGAAGTTCTTCGCGGTGAACTACATGGAGCGAGAAATTGAGCGAATCCAGACCGGGGGCGATCAGTACTGGGTTCGAGGTATTCGTCCGCAAACGAAATGGCATTACTGCGATTTCGATTTCTCTCGTCTGATGATGGTGTGCGGCGGGATGGTTGTCAACGGGGCGTTGTGTCTGGCCAGCACGGAATACGGATATCCGCCAGCACCATCCGCGTGCTGTGAGAAGTGCATCGTTGAACTGACGGCAATGATCCTGAAGGGAGAGATCCAGTGACCCCGGAAAGTACCCGAACCCCGGAAGAACGACAGTACAACACGGCGCATTATTCCAACCGGACCAAAACGTATCTGAAGATCGGGCAGGGAGAATACCTTATGCGGGGTGAAGCTCCCAGAACGCGATGGCATTACCTGTACTCCGGGGATGCAGTCTGCGGGATCAATCTCGGGAATCCAGCCAGATTCACTGAGATCGATCTGGACGGAAACACCTGCTTCGATCCTGTTGAATGCTGCCCCGTATGCCTGGTGGCCGTCACCGTAAGACTGTTTCTCGGAGAGGCCAGAAAGCCATGACAATCACCATTACCGTCACCGTCGAGCGCGACCTGTCGAAACTCCCGGCGTTCAAATACCGGGCGAAGCTCAGGCGCGGGCAGATCAGCTTCGCGGGCAGTCTGTTCGGCTCCGTATCCCGGGCGAAGGCCGACGTTGAGGCCCTGCTGGACAGGCCGTTGAGATGGACTGATGCGAAGCCGGAAGACGCTACTCCCGTGCGTGCCACGGCGGAAATCGAGGTGTGATTTGGGGTTGCCATCGGAGATTAGCGCCTTCAATATCATGGGAGAAATCCACCTAAACGAAAACATCTGGTCTGGCCAATCATGGGCAGGTGGATGGATGTGTGGATGCGAAATAAAACGGTCCGTTCACACTCATTCTCTCGGCGTAATTTACGAGCACAGGATGTGGCCTGGGAAATGGCTGACCCTTGACCAGGCGAAGCAAGCCGCCGGGGTGGAGAAGGTCTGCGAGGCGTGCGTTGCGGCCTTCGTGGCGAAGATCATGAGGGACGATGTTTAGCGTAAAAACCTATGAAGTCCTCGCGGTCTGTGTGCGGTCGGAAGTTCACTTTGTTTCCCGGCCCGGCGGATTCATGTGCTCTAACAATGTGTCTCCGGGATTCCAGCACAGTTCATCGCTGGTATGGGTGGGGAGAGCCGATAAGCGCGGGCAGCAGGCGTGCTTCACGCTTGATGAGGCTCTTGAGCGTGCCGGGGTCCGATCACAGCGGAATCTGCGAGCAGTGCCTGGTTGAGTACACAGCCTTCCTGATGAGGTGCTCCTGATGGTGTTCCGAGCTTTCAAAGCTGATGATCAGGTTCACTTTCGCGTCGCAGCTGGGTTGACCACCGAAAGCCAGCCATGTTGCCCTGCCATGGATAACTACGCCCACGGAAAGTGCACCCGGATCTTCCTCGGAATCGTGCTTCAGGACGATCAGTGTGGGCTGACGGCACGGAAAATAACCATTGAACAACTGAGAGAGAAGATTGCGCCTGTCTGCGAGCAATGCACAGCCGCGCTGACGGCATATCTGATGACCGGGGAGGCCCCTGATGCCAGTAAATGACCTGACAGGCCGCCGCTTCGTCCGCCTCACGGTGAAGACCCTTGCGGGTATCCGCAACAGCCTTGCGTACTGGAATTGCGAGTGTGATTGCGGGAAATCAATCGAAGTCTGCGGTAAGTATCTGACACGCGGAAGCACTGTGAGCTGCGGCTGCTACCGATCCGATCCGGAAGTCCGCCGCGCCGCCCGGCTGCAGATGGAACCCGAGGATCGTGTCCGGGCCGCGAGAGGCGAACACGTGACGCCGGAGAAACCACCGGTGATTCCGCGGACTCCTGTCACCAGGGTGAAGAAGATCCTCCCGCTGAAGCCAGTGAAGAAGGTTGAACCCGTCGCGCCGCCTGCACCTCAGCCAGCTCCAGCCTCGCTACGGACGGCCGATCTGCCACGGGTCACTTCACGGACCAGACAGAAGCCCGGAATTCTGCGATGATTTCACGGGTGTCGTAACCGATAAAGACAGTACTCTCTGGTGGGCAGAGGAAACGTTCTCTCTCATCTGGCATGAGCCGCGATGCCCCCGATGCCTGGCCGCTTTCGTCGCGAAGGTGATGGCGTGAAGCTGATCTTCGGGGATACCCAGAGATGACGATTTCTAAGATTGAAATCGACGGCGTTGAATTCGAGTGGATCGGAAAATGGGCGTCGAGTTATTCAGGCAGCCGGATCTATCACCTGGTGGGATCGGGCCCGGCATACACCATGGATGGTGAAACAATCGGCCGCGAGTTAGAGGAGAAATCTGTCTGCGGTGAAGACGTCAGTGCCTGCCGGCCCGCCCCGCACTACTTCCGGCCGCAGCCTCGCCAGACGTGCCCGGAATGCGCGGCGAAGCTGATGGCGGCGATGATGACCGGCGAGGAGGTAGCGAAGCCATGAAGCTGCGCCTATTATGCAATCAGGAGTCAGATCCGAATACCGTGCAGTGGGTTGCGCCTGTTGATGCTGGCGGGAGGTGGCACGTTGTCGCCTGGGCAAGCCATTTCGGCGATCAGTTTGCCGAGGCAAACGTCACGACGTTGTGCGTCCGCAGGTTCAGTATTCCGCTGAGCCACACCGTACTGGAGGCTCCTCCAGCCGAGACAGAAAATGCCTGCGTTTACTGCTGTGTTCGCGCGGTGACTTTAGCGATAAATGGCGCGGGTTTACAGGACACTGCTCCGTGACGACGGGTCGGACGGACGATGATCCGCTGTTGTTCATCAAGGCCCGTGGCGTCTGGCACATTCACCGGATGGCAGGTTACTACCACTGCTGGGGGCAGGTTTCCGAAACAGACATTGACAACAAAGCGATCCTACACGAGCCGTCCGATAACGGCCCGCGTTGCGAGAAGTGCCATGTGAATTTCGTTGTAGCGAAGATTGGCAAGTAAGGCAGGAATTGAAATGGAACTGCACAGAGACGACTCAGCTACCTCAGAGTGGCTGGACAGCCTCACCCGCCCGGCAGAAATGCAATTTCTGAATGATCGAGAAGCGGAGATTTCGCACATTCGCGATCAGGATTATTCCTCCGATTTTGCACTGTGCGCATTGTTGCGGTTGATAAGGTGGCCCGAGAAATCACTGGAGCCGAGGTACGCAATCTGCCCGAACTGCGCGAAAGATGCCGTCCTCCGGGCCATGGGAGCGACATGAGCCAGGTCTACACCCTGCCACCTCCCGAGAGCCCATGGGTGAAGCTCGCCGGCCAGTGGCACATCCACCACGGTACCGGCGTGATGATCTGCTGGATCGCGAATCCCGGCGCGGGGACAAGGCTGGATATGACTTCGTTCTGCGATCTTGTTCTCTTGGGACATGCTCTGGTGGACTGCCCACCGGAAGATGAACCGAAGTGCGAGCAGTGTTGCGTGATCGAAGCCGCGAGGATTGCATGGGACTACTAGCCACGCCGGAACCGGAACTGCAATTCCTGACTGAACCGGGCGCGGAGGTTTCGCATATACGATGTGAACGATATTCATGGATGGAATCACAATTCGCGCTGTGTACGCCAAGACTGATGTCGGCCATGCAGAGGACGCCGGAACCGTTGCGACCGATCTGTCCGGCATGCGCGCGAGAGGCTGTTCTGGATGCGATGGGAATCTACAGGCCATTGGTGTGACGACGGATTCGGGCGGATATATCTCTTCGACTTCGGGCGAAAACTCCGTCACATCCCGGACCCCAGCCCGTTGATTTCGCCACGGATTACATGCTGCGGAGCATACCTCCACGATGCTATTGGTGTCGTCCGGTATCCAGGCCTCTTTCCGCTCTGCGAGCAGTGCGCGGTCGCCTTCGTGCTCCGGCAGATGGACGTCCGTCCGGCGGGTTCCAGTTAAAGTCCCGGTGAAAGTCAGGCTCTCTGCCGACATCCGGTCCGCCTCCATCCCGCCACCCCATCGCGTGCCAGTTCCGGTACCGGAGCCTCGCTGAACATCAAGCAGGCTGCGCATTTCAGAGAATCGGCCTCTCATCATACCCGCCGAAAACATCCCGCATCCCGCCACAGATTTCCCCCAGTGTGGCACCGCAGCGAAGTGCATTCAGTATGCACCCTCACTGGCATCGAGTGCAAAACTCTGGCAAATCCCAGTCATCTGCAAATCTGCACGAATGGATATCAGCCATTTGGGTGAAGGTCCGGTGAAAGTCTGGTGATGGTCAGGCCGTCGGGTTCTGCCGGTGCTGAAACAGAACACTTGCAGAATGTTGCATAGACGTGGTATCGTCCTGACGAAGGCGCGTTTTACGTATTCCCCCTGCAAGACCGCTACCGAGAGAGGGGGCACAACACCGGGCGTGCGGTGTACAGAAGTCTACCTCGGGTCAGGCTGACCATGCGGGCAACCGCGAAATTAGCCCACGCGAAGGTTCCGCTCTGTCGTGCCGGGTAAACCCCTTTCCGGTTGCGTCAGATCCCCGGAGCCTGCTGTCACGAGCCGCCCGTCGCTCAACGGGTATCGCGTGGCACCGCATTGCCCGTCGTGTCTCCCTCTCTCATTTTTTCGCCATCAAATTTCAGCACATTAAAACCGCCATGGCCGAAAACGATATCCCGGTATTCGTCGATCCCGCACCGGCCGAGGGCAAGGCCAAAGCACCGAAGGCCCGCCAGGTGGCCCGCATCAAGCCGGGCGAGGCCTGCGTCATCGTCCAGCAGGGATACGCCGGATGGCGAGGCCGGAAGAAGCGAGCCATCACGCTCATGATCCCGGTATCCGCCCTGCTGGCCTTTGTCAGCCAGATGCGGTACAAGCCCCGCCCGGAAGCCTCCGCGCTCGACAGCCGGACCCACAAGAAGTTGCCCGGGCTGGCCAACTACATGCACATCCGGAACGAGCACTACGCCCCCGATGCCGCCGGACGCGATGAGGTCTATCAGCCCGAGCTGGTGACTATCCGCAGGGTCGTTGAGCAGTTTTCCTGATGAAGCGATTACACCTACCGATCAACGATGGGCAGCGGAAGTATCGCGGCTTCAGGGGCGGAAAGCAGGAATCGCACGGTCCGGTAAAGGTGATCTTTAGCCGAGACGCAAATCCTGTCATTGACCCGCCGACGAAAAACGGAATGCAGGCTGGCAGGCTGCGGCAAAACGCACCAGCATGCGAGAGGCTGCTGTGGGATGCGCTGAAATCGATTGGCGCAAGGTTCGGCGTACCGTTCCAGCACTCGGTCGCACTCTACGGCTATGTGGCTGATTTCTATTGCCCGTCGTTGAATGTCGTGATTGAATTGGACGGCTATTTTCACAAGAATCGGCAGCAGCACGACAGGTGCCGAGACGCTGCATTGCAAGGGCACGGAATACGGACGCTGCGCTTTCCGTCAGTACTTGCCCACGCGGACATGGACGGGCTTCTCGGTCAGATCGTCCAGGAGTTGGGGTTGAAGTCGTGCTACGGTGAAATCGTCGGGCGCGCTGAATGCGAAAGCGAGACGGGGAGAGACCCTCCCGGGCACACCTGATACCGGCGAAAGCGGCGCGGAACCCGAGAGGGCAAGCCCCGTGGCCAACGGCCAAACGCCTCGCCGGGCTTCAGCCTCCGTCATGGGGGTTTGGGGGCGGCACGAGATGCTTTCCTTGCGCCGCAGGCTGCTTCCAATCGTAGTAACCACGCTCGCTATCGCGCCCAGTCAGCTCATCCAAGATCGTGCCCAGTTCACCGCCATCGGTCCCGGTCATCGCCAGTAAGATCGGCTCAGTCTCTTGGGCTTCGATCTCAGCAAGTAAGATCGCCTCCGGCACGATCACGGCAAGCCAGATCGCTTCCGTCTCGGCGAGTTCAATCTCCTTCGATCCGCCACCTGATCCCGTTGAGGTCCTCATCCGGCGCACCGCCGCGACCACCTTCGGCTATCGCAACTACGCCGAGCGCTGCAAGTACCTTGAAGAGGTCGAGCGCTTCGCTACCGCAACAGTGGACCGCATGGCCCAGCAGGTAGAGACGGCTTCAAATATTGCCAAACTGTTCGCATCCGGAATATCCGCCGCAACTCCGGCCGCTCCGAAATGAATCCTCGGGGGAGGTACGAGCTGAGCAACCGGAGAGTCCGGCGGACTCATCCAGCGGGGAGCCCGGGAGAGGTCCCGAAGCTCCCCCTGGCGAAGATCAGCCGGAAGGATGCCGCCGAGTTCCTGCGATGGATGAACGGCCACGTGGGTTACCGGCTCAGCGATGAGGCCATCGCCGAACTCTCACTGAGATGGGAGCGACACTGCGCCGACAGAAAGGCCGAAACCGAATCATGATCTTCACCCCGCAGGGCCATCCCGTGAGACGGCCAGCCGGATTCGCCCGCGAGTACGAAGTGAGCATCAACGGCAAATCGATCCCGATCCCCCTCCCAGTAAGTAAAGCAAATGCCGAAACCGAAAGCGGAAACGCCGGACAGCCCCGGCCAACCGAACAAGCCTGACCCCATTGCCCCGATTGAACTCGGCTCAACCAAGGTCCGGAAAAAACCCGGCCCCGCGAAAGGCCACGGAGGCAGCCAGATCGGCATCAGCATCGACTTCAATCTGGTTGTTTCGCTCGCGTCCGTGGGGTGCACGGACAAGGAAATCGCCACCGTGATCGGGATGCGGCATGAGCACTTCTGCCGCCGGAAGATCGAGGTTGGCACGTACGAGGTCCGCGATCACAAGACGAAGCGCGTGACCGACACGATCACGATGACCCTCGCCGAGGCGTGCGAGTACGGTCGCGAGGGCCAGCTGAAAACGAGCCTCCGCCGGGCTCAGTACGAGGCCGCGATGAGGGGCAACCCGACGATGCTGATTTGGCTGGGCAAGCAACTGCTGGGACAGAAAGACATCGTGATCAATGAGATGGTCGACCCTCTGACGAATGGCACGAACCCGCGAGAGAGACTGTACAGCAGCATCGCTCGCCAGGCTGCCAGCCAGGCGCGTAAAGGCCGCTCTCCAAAAGCTGACAGATGACGAAGTCGAAGCGCTGCTGTACGACTGGCGGTTCTGGGCGCGGCCCGGGCAGCTCGCCCCATCGGGTGACCGCTGGCGCACATGGATGGTGCTTGCAGGTCGCGGCTACGGCAAGACCCGGACCGGTGCGGAATGGCTTCGCGAGAAGGTAGAGCGGCACCCCCAATGCCGGATCGCGCTGGTGGCCGCAACATCCGCCGATTGCCGCGAGACGATGATCGAGGGCGATAGCGGGCTGCTCAGCATCTTCCCGCCGGGACGCCGGCCGAGGTGGGAGCCATCGAAGCGGCGCCTCACGTTCGCCAACGGCGCTCTGGCGACGACGTACTCAGCTGAGGAGCCTGAGAGACTCCGCGGCCCGCAGCATCACTTCGCCTGGTCGGATGAGTTGTGCGCCTGGAAGTATCCGCAGGAAACGTGGGACATGCTCCAGTTCGGGCTCCGCCTCGGCGAGCAGCCGCAGCAGATCGTAACGACGACGCCGAAGCCGATCAAGACGCTTCGCAAGATCCTCAGCATGCCGAGCACGCGCATCACGCGCGGCAACACGTACGAGAACGAAGCCAATCTGGCGCCTGCGTTCATCGCCGAGGTCATCGCCCCGTATGAGGGAACCCGGCTGGGCCGTCAGGAGATCGAAGCCGAAGTACTCGAAGACGTCGAAGGCGCACTCTGGTATCGCGACTGGTTCGACCGGCACCGCGTCACCCATATCGCGAATCGTGATCTGGTCCGCGTGGTCGTCGCTGTGGATCCTGCAGTAACCGCCACTCAGGCGAGCGATGAAACCGGCATCGTAGTTGCGGCGAAGGGCGTCGACGGCCGCGGCTACGTGCTGGACGATCTGAGTTGCCGGGTGAGCCCGGACGCATGGGCAAGCCGGACAGTGGGTGCGTATCACCAGTACGAGGCTGACCGGATCATCGGTGAGGCGAACAACGGCGGAGACCTGATCGAGAGGATGATCCGGCTGGTGGATCCGCGGGCCAGTTATCGCAAGGTCAATGCCTCGCGGGGCAAGATCGCCAGAGCAGAGCCCATCGCGGCCTTGTACGAGCGCGGCCTGATTTCCCATGTGGGCACGTTCGCCCGGATGGAAGACGAGTGTTGCTCCTACACCGGAGCACCCGGCGAGATGTCGCCGAACCGCATGGATGCGCTCGTCTGGGCGCTGAGTGAACTGTTCATCGAGAATCGCACCGGCGGGCCGAAAGTCCGCAGATTGTAGCCGTTTCGTTTAGCAAAACAGGTGTTTCATTTAACGAATCGCGCTGATCGTTTCACTAACCCATCACAATGTCTCTGATCTCGCTCAACCTGGGAACGGCATGGAAATCCGGCATGCAGCGCAAGGAGTCGCGCACGTCCGGACTCATCACGCTCAACCTGGGCGAAGCCGTCTGGGCCCCCCGCGATTACGCCTCGCTGGCGAAGTACGGGTACCAGCTCAGCGCCGACGTGTTTACGTGCGTCTCGCTGATTGCAAGCTCAGCGAAGCAGATCCGGCTGTTCGTCTCGGCGAAGGAAGGCGGCGAGGCTGTGGACGCCACGCGCAACGATTTGGCTCGCCTGATCGCGAAGCCGAACGCCCGGACCACACTCTCGGCACTGATCGAGCACGCGGTCTCCTACAAGCTCCTGTCCGGCAACAGTTACATCGAGCGCGTCGGTACCTCGCTCGTGGATGAGACCCTTCCACCGCGCGAACTCTGGACCCTGCGGCCGGACCGCATGCAGGTCCTAAAGGGCGATTCGACGAACCCAGTGAAGGGCTACCGCTACACCGCAGGCGGCAAGTCCGAGAACTTCCCGGCGTGGCAGATCCTCCACCAGAAATCTTTCCATCCGCTGGATGACTGGTACGGCATGAGCCCGCTGGAAGCCGCCGGTTACCCGGTCGACATCGGCAACGAATGCGCTAGGCTGTTCAAGCGCTTGCTCCAGAAGGGCCAGCCCGCCGGATGGGTGGAGCCTGAGGGTGATTGGGACGATGAGCAGATCGCGGACCTGAAGCGTCAGGTTGCGGCGCGATCCGAGGGCGGGGAGTGGATCTTCGGGCAGGGCATCAAAGCCTTCCACGAGATGGGCTTCAACCCCGAGGACGGCCAGGTGCTCGAAGGCCGGGCGGCAATGAAACGCGACGTGGCCGCGGTCTACCGCGTGCCCTCGCAGATGATCGGTGACACCAGTTCGCAGACATACGCGAACTACAAAGAGGCTCGCAAGAGCCTCTACACCGAAGCCGTGATCCCCGAGGTTCAGGAGTTGGTCGACGGGCTGAACAACTGGCTGAGCCCACTGTTTAGCGGCGCGTGGATCAACATCGATCGTGACTCGATTGATGCCCTTGCGGAAGATCGGGACGTAGCAGCCACCAGGGCGGCGCGGATCTTCACCAGCGGCATTGTCCGGCGGAACGAAGCCCGGGCGGAGATGGGCTTCGAAGCACTGCCCGAAGCACTGAACGTGTGGTATCAGGATCTGCCGAAGCCGGCTGGAACCGCATCCGGTGGCTCGGGGCTTGCCTCAGTAACAACGGCGAGCGCTGACCGTCTTCTGGCATCCTCCGGTTTCCCGGATCGCTCTGGAGCGATTTACGAGTTCAAGTGCTTCAACCTCGGCAGCGAGGAAGAAAAGGAACTCCACTGGAAGGCGGTTGAGAAGGGCCGGGAAGCCTACTACGACAGGTACGCGCGCAAGGCTGCCGAGGTGTTCGCCGATGAGCGCGTGAAGGTGTTGGTTGCCTTCCGCGACGCCGGTGAGAAGGGCGCACTCAGGGCCGTGGACATCGCCGAAGACGGATGGGATGGCCTGCTGACCGAGCTCTATTCCGAGGTCGCCACCGACTTCGGCAAGCGCACGCTGAGCAGCCTGAAGTCCCACACCGCGGTGGACATCGAGATCAAGGCCGGTACCGACGTATTCACCAGGGCGCTGATCGACTGGCTGATGAAGAACTCAGCCGAGAAGGTAGCTCAGGTCTCGAAGACGACGAAGTCAAAGATCCGGCGCGAACTGGCGCAAGGCGTGGCTGAGGGCGAGACGATCTTCGAACTCTCAAAGCGGCTGGAATCCATGTATCGGAAATTCAGCGACTACCGCGCTGAGCGCATCGCCCGGACTGAGGTGATCTCGGCGTCGAACCTCGGCAGCCATGTGGCCGCGCAGTCCACCGGCATCAAGTTCCGTAAGACCTGGCTCAGCACATTCGACCGGCGGACGCGGAGCTGGCACTCATCCGCCCACGGGCAGGCCCGCGACATGGACGCCCTGTTCGATGTCCACGGCGAGAAGCTCATGTGGCCGGGGGATTCCTCGCACGGCGCCACCGGGACAAACGTGATTCAGTGCCGGTGCACTCAGACCTACCGAACGGTGTAAGGACCCGACAAATCAATGGAAACGGAATACAAGAGCTTCCCGTTCGAGGTGAAGGAAATCACCGATGCGGGGATGGTGAAGGGCTTCGCCGCGGCAATCGGCAACGTGGACGACGGCGGAGACAAGATCCTGCCAGGCGCGTTCGACCGCAGCATTGCCAGGTCGAAAGGTGTGGTGCCGATGTTCTGGGGCCACCAGTGGGACCACACTCCAATCGGATACGGCAAAGAGGCCGCCGCTGACGACAAATACCTGAGTGTCGCTGGCGCCCTCACCCTCGGTATTCCTGCGGTCGATGCGGTCTACAAAAGCCTGCTCCACGCGAGGGAATCCGGCTTCACGATGGGAATTTCCATCGGCTATCGCGTGGCGCCGAAGGGCGCCGACTTCGAAGAGAACGTTCGCGTGCTGCGAGAGGTCGACGTCTTCGAGTGGAGCATCACGCCGTTCCCCATGAACAAACGGGCGCGGGTGACCGGAGTAAAGTCCCTCGAAGACCTGACAGAACGAGATTTTGAGCACCTCCTGCGGGATGCGGGGCTGAGTGCTCGTGAAGCGAAGACCATCATCAGCCGTGGTTTTCGTTCGCTCAAGGCCGAGCATCGGGATGATGTTCCGGGTGATGAGCTGCCTCCGCAGATCAAAGCGATTGCGGACGGCATTGAAGTGCAGCGCAGGCTGGCTGAACTGCGCGAACTCATTCATTCCAGGAGCTAAGAAACACAATGGAACTCACGACTTCCGAAATGCTGGATCAGGTCAAAAAGCTCATCACTGAGCAGTCCGTCATCCACGGCAAGGCGCTCGACGAGATGAAGAAGCTCGGGCGCGAAGTGCCGTCTGAAGTGCAGGAAAAGCTGGCCAAAATGGCGGCGGACGTTGAGAAGTACACCAACGCCTACACCGACATGCAGGCCAAATGCGGCGAACTCGAAGCGAAGAACAAGGCGCTTACCGAGAAGTACGACGACATCACCACGCGCCTGAATCGCAAGGGCGCCGGCGGTGAAGAGGACCCGGCCAGCAAGATCATCAACCCCGGCAAGTTCCTCATCGACCATGCGGACTTCCAGGCTTACGTCAAGGCGCGCGGCCACGAGCGCAGGGGCTCGAACTTCAAGATCGACCTGCCCGAGGGCTACGGCCTGAAGGACATCCTGACCAGCAACAGCAGTTCCTCGCTCGTGGTCGAAGAGCGGCAGGCGGGAATTCTGCTGATGCCGGACCTTCCGCTGACCATCCGCAGTATCATCCCGACCGCCCGCACGGGCTCGAATGCCATCGAGTACGTGAAGGAAACGACCCAGACCAACAACGCCGGGCCGCAGTACTCGCCCGCACCGAACTCCATGACCGATGGCGCGCGGAAAAATAAGAGCGACCTGCGGTACACGCTCTATTCGACGACCGTGAAGACCATCGCGCACTACATGAAGGCGTCGAAACAGATCCTCGACGACGTCGCCCGGCTGCAGGACGAAATCAACAACCGGCTCATGTACCACCTGGCACTGGAAGAGGAAGAGGAACTGCTGCTGGGCGATGGCACTGCCAACACGCTCACCGGCATCGTCCCGCAGGCGACCGACTACAACACGGCGTTGAACGTCACCGGCGATACCTACATCGACAAGGTGCGCCACGCCCTGCTGCAGGTCACCCTGTCGAAGTATCTGCCCACGAACATCGTGCTCCACCCGACCGACTGGCACCGGATGGAACTGACCAAGACCGATGAGGGTGCGACCTCGAACAAAGGCAGCTACCTGCTGGCCAACCCCACTACCAACGCCGCGCCCCGGCTGTGGGGCCTCCCTGTGCTGCAGTCGCTGAACATGACCGCTGGCGACTTCCTTGTCGGCAACTTCCGGCTCGGCGCTCAGATCTTCGACCGCATGCAGGCATCGGTCCAGATGACCAACACGAACGAAGACGACTTCATCAACAACATGATCACGATCCTCGCGGAAGAGCGCATCGCGCTCGCTATCTACCGCGCGGATGCGTTCGTCTCCGGCAGCTTCTAGGCTTTCTGAACTATCAAGTAATCCTTGACAGTTCGCACCAGTTCACCACACAGAGGGGAATCGTCCGGCTCTCGTATGGCCGCCGGTTCCCCACCCTTCCCCGCCCGCTCAGTGAAAAAACAATGAACGCAATTTATGTTCTGGTCATGGCTCTCAAGCCGCATCTCGGCACGGATGAGACCGGCGCTCGGACCCGCAAGGTGAAGGGCGACGTGTACCGCGTGGAGGTGTCCCGTGCGCGAGTCCTGATCGGCTCCGGCATCTGCAGCGGGTTCGCCGGGCCGGATCAACGGCAGGACCTTACGCCTCCGGAGGCACAGCGACCGGAACCGCTCGAAGCAAGCCCGGTACCGGAACTCGAGGTCAAGCAGGTTCCCGCTCCAGCCATCCATCGCCCAGGGAAGCCGCGATCCGAGAAGGTAATTCGCGGTCGCAATAAGTAGCGCCATGTTCACCCACATCACCGTAGTCACCGCTCCGGCCACGGAACCCCTGTCCCTCGCTGAGGTGAAACACCACCTTCGCATCACAGCCGACCTCGCGGACGCAGGCGAAAACACCGCGCGTAATGCGGCGCTGAACAGGATGATCACCGCGGCCCGTGAGAAGTGCGAGGACTACGTCCGGCGCGCCATCATCACGCAGACGGTCGATGTTTGGTTCGATTCCGAATCCGGCATCGGCATCATCGACCTCCCGCGCGGTCCGATCCAGAGCATCACGAAGTTCAGCGTGTTCGATTCATCGAACGAAGAGATCATCGTGGACCCCGCGAGCTATTCGCTGGTTGGGGACGCGATCCTCACGAAGACCCTGCTACCTGCTCACCGGCCCCGACTGGGGATCTGCGTGCGCCAGGTGTGCGGCTTCGGTGGCTCAGCCGCCACGCCTAAAGTGCTGGTGGAAGGCATGCTGGAACTCATCGCGCACTGGTGGACCAACCCGGCCGGCGAGCCCGCCCTGGTGAAATACGAGATCGAAGCGCGGCTCGGCGGGGATGTCCCGCAGCAGGTCGCCAGTAAGTGGCGGACGAAGCGCAAGGTGATCGCGTGACGGCTGATCTTACGCTGTCCGAGATGACTGAGCTTGTCGAACTGCTGACCAGAGCCTCAGCATCAGACGGCGCCGGTGGATCGGTCCTGACGTGGGCGGTGTCCAGCCCGCCGGTGTTCCTCTACGCGAAACTGCACGAATCCACCTCCGGCGAGACCTACGCCTCGGATCAGCTGGGGAACGATGATCAGCGGACGTTCGATGTCTGGTTTAACTCGGGGATCACGGTTCGCCATGGCCTTCGCTGGCAGGGTCGTGATTACGAGCTGACGTCGGTCGAGGATGTGAAGAATCGCCACCGGGTGATGCGGCTCCGTGCGCGGTCTCGATCCGGCCTGTAAGCACGTCAATGTGAATGCCGCGCACCTCGCGGCGGATAGGAACCACCACCTCAATGCCTGGCAATTCTTCTTCGGGTTCAGGCTCGCTCAGTGGCCGCATCATCACCGATAAACGTCTGCAGGCCAATGTTACCGCGCTGAAGAAGCTGATGCCGAAGTTCATCCGGGACGCGGTGAATGAGCACGCCTTCGCCATCGCGGACCGGGCGAAGCAGAACATCACACAGGGCCCCGGCGGCATCGCCTCATCGCCCGCGATCGATACAGGCCAGCTCCGCGCGTCGATCAAGGTGAATACCTACGCGAACGGTTTCGCGAAGACGGTTGGAAGTGATGTGAAGCATGCACCCTTCATCGAACTCGGTACCGGCCCGCGGGCGAAGTTCCCGCCGCTGGAACCAATCAAAGCGTGGTGCAGACGCCACCGGATACCGGAGTCTGCTGCATTTTTGATCGCTCGAAAAATCAAGGAACGCGGGACACCCGCGAAGCCGTTTCTGTTTCCGGCGTATGAAGCCGAGCGCGCCGGATTCGAAGCCCGCCTTCGTGCCGCCGCCGCGATGGTTGGCCGTCAGCTCGCCTGAGTAATCAACACATGAAATCATGGGCCGTTCAGCAAGCCATAGTCACCGCGCTCAAAGCCAGTGTCGCGCTTGACGCACTGGTCACCGGGATCTTCGACGATGCACCCGCCGGTCAAACCTACCCATACGTCACCCTCGGGGAATCGACCGACATGCCGGATGATCTGCTGCGCGAGAAGGGCAACACGAGCACGATCACGATACACGTCTGGGACCGCACGCCGAGCTACAGCCGGATCAAGCAGATCATGGACGCTGCCGACAGCGCGCTGCACAATGCTGCCCTGGTTGTGGCTGGCGTGCAGATCGTGAACGTCCGCCGCGAGATGGCCGAGACGATGAAGGATGCCGATGGCGAGACCCGCCGGGGCGTGATGCGGTACCGGATCGGGACATTCGAGGGTGTGGGAGCGTGATCGTAATTGAAGACGGCGGAGGCCTGCATATCAACGGCACTGAGGTCCCACGCGTAGCGAGCTACACCATTACCCATCGCGCCGGAGATCTACCTCGCGTCTCGATTGAGTGCATCGTACCTGACCACGATGGAACCGCCACTCGCAAAAATGTCGCGGCAACATTCGCGGCGGCCAATGTCCATGTCGTATTTCTGGAGCCCCTCAAAGCTGAATCTATGGCGCAGGAGCTGCTCTCAGAACTCACCGCCGTCATCGCACGGCACACCGCGAGGGAAATAACCGAATGATGAAAGGTTTCGTAATTCGAATTGAAATTCCGGCGCTTTCGGAGTTAGTCAACTTATTGCGCCAGCAAAATCGCGACCAGCAGCGAATCGAAGAAGCTGCGGCAGCGGTAACCGAACTCACCTGTAAATTGCGCAGAGGCACCACAGAGCTGCGCGAGATCATCAACCAGGCAAAACAGTAAGTCCCCAGAGAAGAGGAGAGCAAAACATTATGGCTGATTTCGCAAGTTTGAATGCCGCACTCGCGGCGCTGACCGCGCAGGTGGAGGAAACGGAAGGAGTCGCCGAGTCGGCCGCCGCGCTCATTGCAGGCTTCGCCACCGCCGTACAGGATGCGGTTGCCGCCGCATTGACGGCGGATAACAGTGCCGACGATGCCACACTGGCCGCCGCCGCCGCTGCTATCTCGACGGTAGCGGAGCGCTTCGGTGCGTCCGCCGCTGCCCTCGGCGAAGCGGTGGTGACGAACAGCTAACCCCTGCCCCGGTCATCATTCCTGGATACGGGATCGTGACCGGGGAACCACTTCGCGCTGAGGAAACGACTGAATGATCCGACTCGACCAAACGGCACTGGATTACCTGATCGACGTCGCCAGGGACAGCGGCTTTGATGCGCAAGAGATTTACACCAGCGAGGCTGACGGACAGTTGCCGGAGGTGACCATCATCCTTCGCCAGCAAGGTGCTCCTGGCGTCGCCCGCCTAAAAATGCCCGACCTGTCTGGTTTGTCGCCGGAGTATCTGGACGAACTTCGGAAGGCTCTGGCCGAACTCAACCAGCGTGAACCGACCGGCATCCTCGACCATCTCGCAGTTTACGCCAGTCAGCGAATCGCCCCTGACAAATTCCAGACGCTCGACCAAGGAGAATAACCGTGAACCATTACCTGAGGATGAAGCGATGAACCAGCCTCTGATCTCCTGCATCATGCCCACCCGCAACCGGCGCGAGTTCGTGCCCGGGGCTCTGCGGTGCTGGGATGCGCAGACCTGGGCGAATAAAGAACTGGTCGTCATCGACACGAGCGATGAGCCGATTCAGGACCTGCTGCCACGCAATGACAAGCGCATCCGGTATGTCAGGATCCAGCCCGCCACGGAGTTCAACACAGGGGCCGTGCGGAACATTGCCTGCGGTCTGGCGAACGGGGAATTCATCGCACACTTCGACGATGACGACTGGAGCCACCCTCACCGCCTCCGTGAGCAGTGGAAGTCGCTGGCGCAGTCCGGCCGGGGCGTGAGTGGCTACCGATCAATTCTGTTCGCGGATGAGGCTGAGCGCCGCGCCTGGTGCTTCCGTGGCGCCGAAGCAGCAAGCTCCGCCCTCGGTACCTCGCTGTTCTACGCGCGCCCGTTCTGGCGACATCATCCGTTCAGGCCCCTGCTCATGGGCGAGGATGGCGAGTTCGTCCGGACCGCAGTCGAGCACAACAGTCTGATCTCGGTGGACGGGTTCTACCGCTGCATCGCCCGGGTCCACGCCGGGAACACGAGCCCGAAGTTCACCGACGACGAGCAGTGGACCGAGATCCACGACGCGCGGGAAATGGACCGCATTATCAACACGCTGAACGAATAGCAAACACCCCATGAAAGAACAACCTGTACTGCGGTGGCTGCTGTTCTGGCTCGCCGTGTATGTGATGCTGCACATCGGTATCTCGCTCTACGCGGGCAAGGCGGCCGATGCGCTTTCCACCACCAACAGCCTGATTTCCGGCTTCGCGGGTGCCGCGTTCACCATGATGCGCCTGACCGGCGAAAAGGGTTCCGGCCGCAACGATGAAAACAGCAGTAACAGTAATTCAGCCGGCGATCCGCCGCCCGCTTCGAAGTAATGGGAGTATCCCGGATGAATCCCTGTATACCTCACTGCGAAATGGACAGCAAGCTCGACGTAATACTCGCAAAGCTCGAACGGGTCGGCATCGAGCAGGCCCAGTTGCGGGACGCCGTAGACGGCATCAACGCCAGGCTGGACACGCTAAACGGGAAGGTCTCACGGCACGAAGATCGGCTGAATGCGCAGGCCATCACCGAAGCTGAGCGCAAGGGCGCGGCCAGTGTAAATAACCGTTGGGAAGAGCGACTGAAGCCTGCGGTATGGGCTTTCATCGGGATCCTCGCGATGCTCATTCTCCAGAACAGCAGCGCAGTGCTGAAGGCCATTTCACCGAAGTAGTTCGGCAGTTCAATCCCCTTCGAAAGCAACGAAAGCAACCCACAAACCTATGCTCTGGCTGAACCTTGGCTGTTCCGACCGGCACGAATCCGGCTGGCTGAACGTGGACCTCTGCGAGCCCGCCGACGTCATCGCGGACCTCTCCGTGACGTGGCTCTGGAAGGATTCCGAGGTGGATGGAATCAAGGCGCACGACATCATCGAGCACCTGCCGGACAAGATCCGGACGATGAATGAAGCGTGGCGCGTGCTGAAGCCCGGCGCGCATTTCGACATCGTTGTACCCACCACTGACGGGCCGGGCGCATGGCAGGATCCGACGCACGTTTCGTACTGGAATCGCAACTCGTTTCTGTACTACACAGACGGTGATCCGCACCGGGAGCGCTTCGGCAAGGCATACGGAATCGAAGCCCGGTTCCGTGTCGTGAATGAGCGGCTGGACCGGATTCACGGCGTAGCGAAACTCTCCATCGTGCTCGCGGCGGTGAAGCCGTGAACTGGTCCGTTGTTACCCTGTCGCGCGATTGCCGAAACCTCAGCAGGTGCTTTGATTTCCTGACGGCGAACGAGCGAACCTTCGACCGGTCCAGGCTGATCGTGGTTGATGACGGCGCGCTCGACGACTACCACACGCGAGAGAAGCTGTCCGGCGTCACGCCTATCCGCGGAGTAAAGCCGTTCGTGTTCGCCCGCAACGCGAATCTGGGGCTGAAGTATGCGTTCGACCAGCAGAGCGCGGACGTTGTAATCCTGCTGAACGATGATGCGCTGTTGAAGACCCGGCGCGGCTTCAGCAAGCTCGCCGCCGTGCACCATGAGCGCCGGGATTCCTGCGGCATCATCGCCGCGACGAACAACCACTGCGGAAACACCCGGCAGTATCCGGCGCGGAACCCCATGCCGCCCTACATCCGGGGTGAGGCTGAGATGCTGTGCTTCGTCTGCGTGTCGATCTCGCGCGAGGCCTGGCAGCGCGTCGGCCAGCTTGACGAACGGTTCGTCGGTTACGGCTACGACGATGACGACTATTCGCGCAGGGTGCTTGACGCGGGCCTGAAGCTCGGCATCTACGATCTCTGCTTCGTCGATCACCTGACCCTGCATTCCACTTACCGGCACGCGGAGTACCCGACGGCCGGCATCGAGCAAAACAGAAAGCTGTACCAGGAGAAATACAGTGCAACTTAACCCATTGATCATCGAGAAAATTCTGGAGCTTGCCGAGCTTTGCGGAGAGGATTTCCAGACCTACTCTTTTTCGGTCCAACGCTATGAGGACGGCATGAACTTCTCGGTTTCCTGTGCGGATGCCGGAGGCTCCACTGTCACACAGTCCGCATACCAGAAGGCTCAGCCGCCAGCGGAGAATCCACCGGCGTGAACATCGTCGGCCTGCTGCGGGTGAAGAACGAAGCCCGCTGGATTGACCGCGTTCTGCGATCAATCACGGGGATATGCAGCTCCGTCGTTGTCTTCGATGACCACTCGACGGATAACACCAGATATCGCGCGGTCTCAGCCGGGCCGGACGTGATCGTCAAGCCATCGCCGTTCCCTGAAGGCGAGATCGACGAAGCCCGCGACAAAGACTGCTTGCTGCAGGCTGCGTTCCATCATGGCGTGCTCAGCGTTGGCGACTGGGCACTCATGATCGACGGCGACGAAGAATTGCACCAGGCTGACGGCGATCTGATCCGCTCCGCGGCAAGCTCCTTCGGCTCGCACAGCGTGTTCTCGCTCCAGGTCCTGTACCTCTGGAACGAGCCTGATCTGGTCCGCACTGATGGCGTCTACGGCACGTTCGCGAGGCCTTCTCTGTTCCGTGTCCGGCGCGAGGATCACACGTTCCGGCGCACGGGCAACGGCGGCAACTTCCACTGCGGAAATATCCCGTCCGATTATCTCTACGAACCGAAGGGCACGCTCAGTGCACGGTTGCTGCACTGGGGATACTTCGACGAAGAATTACGCCGTCGAAAATTCGAGTTCTATAACCGCATCGATCCCGACAACACTGTCGAAGATCGGTACCGACACATCACGCAGGGTGACCCCGGCGGCGCATCTGCGAAATCACGCCTCAAACATGCCGGACCGCTGAGACTCGCGCGGATCTGACAAGCAGTCGAGTCGGCACTTCCTACCCCCACAAATCAAGAGGTTTTAACCATGTCCAAATATACGGGCCGAGGTGCGGAATTTCAGGTCCGCACGGTCGCATCTCCCGAAACCTGGGCCACGGTGGCTCAGGTCCGCCGCATCGGCGCCATCTCGCTCACTGCCGATGAAATCGAGGCCACCACGCTCGATACCGTTGGCAATTTCCGAACATACCTTCAGGGCTTTCGCGATGCCGGCGAACTCCCGCTGGAGGTCATCTGGGATCCCACGCTGGCAACTCACGGATCGTCAGGGACGGGCCTGTATGCGCTTTTCCAGTCGGGTGAAACTCAGGCATTCCGCGTCAAGATTCCGGTATCGCCGACGTACTACCTCCGGATCGGCGGGTTCGTTCGCGATTTCGAATTGCCCGAGTTCAACGTCGACGATCCCATCGCCGTGACGGCCACTGTCCGGCTGTCGGATAACCCCACGCTCGGCACCAGCTAGACCTCCCTGATCCACGCAACTCATGGAGACCCGGCAGGGCTTCGATGACTCACGCACCTCGAAGCCCTGCTCGCGAACTATTCAGTAAATCAAGAGGATTATGACGAAAGACATTCTCAATACCCCTGTACCCGTGGAGATGGACAAGCCGCGGGCCTTTCAGTTCAACATGAACGCGCAGATCGCCTTCGAGGATCGGTCCGGCATGACTATGCTTCCCGTGCTCGTGAATATGTCGCGGGGTGAGATTCCTCCGATGCGGGTATTGCTTCTGCTCACGTGGTCCGGCCTCATCCTGAACGATCCCGCACTCACTCCCGAGCAGCTCGGGACATGGCTGACCATGCGTCGGTTCAACCAGGTCGCCCCGGCCTTCCGTGCCGCGCTGGCGCAGTATCTGCCCGAGCTTGAGGCGACCGATGTTACAGACCCTCAGACGGCTCCGGCGAACAGCAGCGAGGCATCGACTGGGGCCGAATCTGGAAGCTCGGAGTTGTCGACCTCGGCATCGAATCCGGTCGGGTAGGGCTGCTGACCCTGCGCCAGTTCGTGATGCTCTCGCAGCGCATCAACGAGCGCAACCGGGAGCGCCTGTACGGCCCGGCGCTGATCTGCAGCGTGATCGCCAACACGCACCGCGATCCGAAGAAGAAGCGCACGCCGTTCACCCCGGATGACTTCCTTCCGTCATCCCGGAAGCGGCCTGAGATCAACGGTCCTGAGCAGAGCCCGGAAGCCATGCTGAAGATCGCCATGCTGCTCACCGGCACAACCGAACTCGCCGCAATCCCGCCGCCTGCAGACCAGTAGTTTTCAACGCATCAATCGTTCAGTAAACAAAACCACAATGGGCACTTTCACGGGCTCTCTCGGTACCCTCTGGGTCGAGATCGGCGCGCGCATCTCCGAGTTCGAGGCAGGTATGTCTCAGTTCTCGAAGACGCTCGATTCATCGATCTCTGACGCGGAATCCAAGTTCCGGGGACTCGACAAGTTCGGCGGGATCGCGACCAACATCGGCGTGAGCCTGACTGCCGCAATCACGGCTCCCATCATCGGCATCGGCGCCGTCGCGATCAAAGCATCCGGTGATTTCGATACCGCGATGCGCACCGTGTCCGCGCGCGGCGAGATCACAGGCAAGGACCTGCAAGGACTCAAACAGCAGGCCATCGACCTCGGCGCCGCTACGCAGTTCAGTTCGAAGCAGGCCGCTGACGGCATGGCGGAATTCGCGGGCGCGGGCTTCAACGCGAAACAAATCTTCGCTGCAATGCCGGGCACGCTGAACCTCGCAGCAGCTGCACAGACCAGCGTTGGCGAGGCCGCGAAGACGGTAAAGGATCTGCTGGGCCAATTCGGCCTGGCTGCGACGGACTCACAGCGCGCCGTCGACGTACTCGCGAAGTCCAGTAACGAATCCTCCGGCACGCTAGGCGAGATGGCGAACTCGCTCCGGTACGTCGGTCCGGTGGCGAAAGCTGCTGGTCTGGACATCGAGCAGACGAGCGCCGCGCTGATCGTGCTCGACAAAGCGGGTATCCGTGGCGAACAGGCCGGAACATCGTTCCGCGCCATGCTGGCGAGCCTGCAGGGGCCGTCAAAGGACGCGAAGAAATACATCGACGAACTCGGGATCGCAGTCACGGACGGCGGCGGAAAGATGCTGCCGTTCTCGGCGATCATCGAGCAGTTTAAGGTCTCGCTGTCGAAGATCCCGAACGAGGCGGACAAGGCGAAAGCACTGGTCGAGATCTTCGGGCGTGAATCCCTCGCGGCGGCCAACATCCTGACCAGCCAGGGCTCGCCCGCCCTGCTGGAATTCGAAGACAAGTTGCGCAAGGCCGGCGGTACCGCCGAAGCGATGAAGAACATCGTCCAGGGAGGTATGGGCGGTGCTCTGGAGAAGATGAAGGGCTCGGTTGAAACCGCTGCTCAGTCTCTCGGCGACGTGCTCGCCCCGAGCGTGATCGCGGTGGCCGGATTCATCGAAAGTGGCGCGAACAAGCTGAGCGAATTTGCTCAGTGGTTCACCACACTTCCCGGGCCGGTCCAGGGGACCGCGCTCGCCATCGTTGGATTCGCCGCCGCGCTGGGGCCTGCTCTGGTCATCGCGGGGCAACTGGCGTTCGCCATCACCAGCCTCGCCACCGTTGCGCCGCTGGTCGGATCCGCGTTCACCGCACTGTCCGGTGTGGTGGCCGGGGTCACGGCATCCATGGTGCTGTACACCGGTGGTGTCGCGGCGGCCGTCATCGCCATCGGCTACCTGGTCAATGCAATCTACGAGCAGGAGAAGGCGTACAAGAATCTCGAAGCGGTCAACAAGACTCAGGCCAGCAGCCTGAAGAAGCTCGAAGATTCACTCCGCTCACAGGGCGGCGCGGTCGATGAGCTGAAAGACAAGCTGAAGCGCGGGCAGATCACCCAGGCCGAATACGAGAAGGGCCTGCGAGACATCGGCAAGGCCATAGGGGACGCGAAGAAAGCCTCTGGTCAGATCGTCACTGCGCAGACGAAGCAGACCGACACTCAGGACGAACTCACCAAGAAAATCAAGGCTGCCCAGGATGCGCTGAAGAAGAACACCGCCGAGCAAAAGGGCGCTATCGAGACTACCGGCGAACTCCATCGGAAGGATGCGATTCTCTGGGAAACTGCCAGGCAACTCGAAGCCCAGTATAAGAAAAACATCACCGAGCTGGTGAATTACAAGCTCGCGCATGAATCGATCCTGAGTCGCACTCCGCAGATGATTCAGGCCGGTGAGGACCTGAATAAAACGGTTGACGAGCAGGCCAGAAAACTGGTGATTGCTGGCGGCCAGTGGAGCAAGTGGGCTGCTGAATCAACTGCGGCGATGACCAAAGCCGTTGTGCCGCTGAAGGATCTTGAAGACGCCTACAAGCAACTCGGCATCAAGAGTGCGGAATCGCTCGACATGCAGGCGGAGCGGTCGAAACAAGCCTACGAGAAGATCAAGGCTTCCGGCACCGCAACGGCGCGCGATCTCGATCAGGCGTGGGTGGCATATGAGAAGGCTCGGATCGATGCGGCTATCGCAAACGGTGAGGAAATCCCGCGACGTCAACTCGACGCGCTGAAGAAGATGGAAGACCAGCTCGACCAGTCTTCCACAAAGCAGAAATCGGCCTGGGATGGTTTCGGAAAGCAGATCTCCACCGGCATCACGAACCTCTCTCAGGATCTGGTAAAGACCCTTTTCGAGGATCCGAAATCCTTTGGCGAAATGGCCATCAAGGGGCTGAAGAACATCGGCCAGGCTGTTGCGCTGCATTTCGTGGAACCTGCGATGAAAGCGATATCCGAGTTCATCTCCGGCGCCATCACGGATCTGTTGTCAGGCCGGGGCCTCGGCGGCGTGCTTGACCGGCTGAGCAAGATCGGCGATGCGATCCTCGACATCTTCGGCGGCGCGAGCAGTGCGGCCGGTGGTGCTGCCGGGGCTGTAGGGGCTGCGGGTAGCGCTGCTGGATCCGCCGGAGGTGCGGCGGGATCTGCGGGTAGTGCAGCGGCCAGCGGTCTTGCGGGTATCGTGGGCGCGGTCGGCTCTGTGGTTACCGCGGTGTCCTCGATCATCGCGAACTTCCAGCTGGCGAAGCAGGAAACCACCCTCAACGCGATTGAAGAATCCACCCGGTACGTGAAGATCTGGACCGGCGAGCAGCCTCAGAGCCTGCTCTGGTGCGCACAGAAGTCAACCGAGTACATCGGGTACATCGTGGCCACTACGGACAGCATCGGGCGCAAGCTCGATGACTGGTTATCGCCCTTGCCTGACCTGTTCACGCAGTCGGCAGAAGCGCTCGCCTGGGCGGTCAAGCGGCTCGATCAGATCGGGGATTCGGTCACGTGGGGTTCGGAAGCCGACAAGCGGTCAGAGGCCCTGCTGAGCGAGATCCTTTCGGCGATCCAATCCCGCACAACTCAGGTATCCATCGTGATCAGCGGCGCACAGAGTCCGACTGCGACCGCGAGCGCTGTAGCCATGCGCCTCCAGGGCATCACGCTCTAAATTTCCACACATCAAAATCATGAGGCTAAACGTAGCCGTCAACGGAACCAATTACACCGGTTCCGCTCTGGCGGAAGGGATCGGCATTAACAAGTCGATCACTGATCGTGCGTCCACCGCCGAGGTCACTTTCCAGCTGCACGGAACGCAGGCGGCGGCCCGCTACGACTCCGCGCATTACGACGCCGACCGGTACGGCGTTTCCGTCCGGGAGCTGGATGAAATCGTAATCACGAATGAAGCTGATGGTTCCCGGCAATTCGGCGGAATTATCACCCGGCTCGAATACGATCTGAAGAAATACGACCCGGCGGCTGGGTCCGGCTCCATCGTCGAAGTCAAAGCGATTTGCAACGACTGGACCTGGCTGCTCGACAGCACGGTTATCGCGTCTGAAACCTTCGATGGCAAGAACGAGCGCGAGATCCTGCAAACGTTGTTCGGGCGGTACCTGCCGCAGATTTCAACGCTCACCGCGAACATCACGCCATACCTGACGCTCGATTACTTCGAGGTCAAGGACAAGAGCCTCCGCGACGTCTGCGACGAACTCACGGAATTATCCGGCGTGGAATGGCGTGTCGATTACGACAAGGCCCTGCATTACTTCGCTCCGACCGCAAACCCTGCTGCCTTCGGTCTGTCTAATAACCCAAACCATTCGACTACATTTCCGATCGATGCGTTCACTTCTTACTCTCGCGACTTTATCCGTGTCGTTAACCGCTGTACTGTTCTCGGGGCAATTCTTTCTGGCGGTACCGAGATCCGCGTAGTGTACGAGGATCCGCTCTCCGTGGCTCAGTACGGAGTTCGCGCCCACACCATCATCGACCGCAACATCCAGACGGCCTCCGATGCACTCGCGCGGGCGGCGGCGCAGGTCGCCGAGAATGCGTTTCCGAAGGAATCGCTGAAGATCGAAACGCTGAGCGATGGCCTTGATATCGGCCAGGCTCTCCCGGTCTACCACCGCGATTTCCGGATCTCCGGGACGTATGTGATCTACGGCATCCGGATGTCGCAGAAGACTGGCTCCATCACTCGCTACGAGATGGAGGTGGGCGCCCGGGAACCGTCTGAGATCCGCCTGATGCGCAGGCTGGATGCACTGTCCCGCAGGTCCACCAGGCAGCCGGAAGCCGTTCCTGTCGACGGCACTGTCACCGACGACAAGATTACGGGGTCAGGCCTCACGTCGGGCTCAATCACCAGCGTGAATAGCTCCGCTCTCCTCGGACCCATTACCGCCGGGCAGATCGGGTCGGTAAGTGCCACTTCGATCATTGGAACGATCACGGCTGGCCAGATCGGGACGATCACTGCAGGGCAAATCACCGGGACCATCAGTGCTGGCCAAATCGGCAGCGTCAGCGCGACGTCGATCACCGGCCTTATTGCCGCATCTCAGATCGGGAGCGTGGCAGCCGCGACGATTACCGGCAGCATCACCGCCGGGCAGATCGGATCCGTAACCGCAGCATCCATCACCGGGACCATTACCGCGAGTCAGATCAGTACCGTTGCGGCCACATCAATCACAGGCAGCATTACGTCGGCTCAGATCGGCTCCGTCGCTGCCACCGCCATCACGGGTTCCATCACCTCTACCCAGATCGGAAGCGTTGACGCGACCAGTATCGTCGGCTCGATTACGAGCAGCCAGATTTCCAGCGTGGCCGCTTCCACTATCACAGGCTCGATCACGGCTGGCCAGATCGCGACGATCACCGCGGGCCAGATCACCGGCAGCATTACAAGCGGCCAGATCTCATCAGTCGCGGCCAGTACGATCACCGGTTCAATCACCTCAGGCCAGATCGCAAGCGTTGCAGCAGCCAGCATCACCGGCTCGATTACCTCGTCCCAGATCTCCAGTGTCGCGGCCACTTCCATCACGGGCAGCATCACTGCAGGCCAAATCTCGTCTGTGGCCGCGAGCAGCATCACGGGGACATTGTCTTCAGGCCAGATCGGCTCTGTGGCGGCGACCTCGATCACCGGTTCGATCACGGCCGGGCAGATCGGATCGGTTGCGGCAACAACCATCACGGGCGTGATCGTGTCCAGCCAGGTGGCGGACGACCTCATCAACTCCCTGGGCAAGCTGGCCAACGCACTGAGACCGATTCCAAATCTGGCTTCGTCGCCGACCCTGCCGGACGCGAATTACCCTGCAGGTTCCTTCTATCGCAACACCGGGAGCGGAACGTTCTACGAGAACGTCGCAGGTACCTGGACGGCCACCACTCAGGGAGCGGCCGTCACGGGGAAATTCGAGTACTTCAACCTCGGGACGATTGAGGCGAGCTCGATCATCGGTCTGATTGCAGCTGCGCAGATCGGATCCATTGCAGCCGGACAGATCACCGGGACCATCACCAGTGGTCAGATCAGTTCCGTTGCCGCTTCGACCATAACCGGAACCATCACGGCGAGTCAGATCGCGTCCGTTGCGGCAACGTCCATTACTGGCTCGATTACGAGTGGCCAGATCGCCACTATCACCGCCGGACAGATCACCGGCTCGATCACGAGTTCTCAGATTGGCTCAGTGGCCGCCACGTCAATCACGGGCAGCATCACGAGCGGACAAATCAGTTCCGTTGCCGCCACGTCGATCACGGGAACGCTGAACTCTTCGCAAATCGCCTCCGTCACCGCCGCGAGCATCACCGGGACCATCACTTCGTCTCAGATCGGGAGTGTCGCGGCCACCACGGTGACCGGTACCCTGACCGCCTCGCAGATTGCCAGCGTGAATGCGTCCAGCGTGACCGGCACGCTGTCGGCTTCCCAGATCAATACCGTAACCGCCGGGCAGATCACGGGAACGCTCACGGCGAGTCAGATCGCTTCGGTGGCGGCATCCTCAATCACAGGCAGCATCACGAGCAGCCAGATCCTGTCCGTATCTGCAAGCGCCATCGTCGGCAGCCTGACCGCTGGCCAGATCGGAGCGGTGAACGCCAGCGTTATCCAGGGAACCATCACCGTTTCTCAGCTCGCGGGCGGCATCACCGCTGACAAGATCACCACGGTGTATGTGGGCAATATCGCAGCCGGCGGTACCGGAAACAACGGCTACCTGAACACTGATCTCCTGCCGTTCGGCAACTCGGACAACCTGCTGGTCAATCCGAGCTTCGAAGCCGGATCCGCCAACTGGCCGGATAACTCAAAAGGCGACCGGCAGCCGAATCTCTGGCAGTTCTTCAACACAACCACGAGCAGCAGGTCGGGCGCTTACTGCATCGCGCACTATTCCGGCGGTACTCCGGATGGATCTCCGGCTGGCCCGAACGATTACAATTTCGCCTTTCTCGGGAGCTCGCCGTGGGTGAAGCTCACAGCCGGCGACCAGTACACCCTGGAGGGCTACATCTGGAATTCCTCCACGCCCTACCCGAACGGGACTCTGGAGATTTACCTCGACACGTTCCAGCCGGACGCAACCTATATCGGTGCAATCTGCTACACCGCCCTGACCACTGAGGGACGCGGCTCCGGCTGGTACAAGTTCACCGCTTCCGGCACTTCAGCAGCGAACGCCTCATATGGCCGCGTGTCTGTCGTGATTCGCAATCACACCAGCGGCCAGGCGTGGCTGGTGGATGACCTCATGCTGGTCCGCCGGATCGCGGGGAACCAGATCCAGCCGCTGACCATCACGGCGGGAAATATCGCGGCTCTGACCATCACGGCGGGCCAGATGGCCAACGCGACCATCACGGCGACTCAGGTAGCAAACGCCACGCTTACCGGCACCAACATTGCCAGCCAGACGCTGACGGCAACGAACATCGCGAACCTCACGATCACGAACGCGCAGATCGCAAACCAGACCATTACCGCTACCCAGATCGCCAATGCAACGATCACTGGTACCCAGATTGCGAATGCCACCATCACCGCCGCGAAGATCGCAGCAGCCACCATCACGGCCACGGAAATTGCGGCTCTCACTATCACCGCGGGCAACATTGCAAACCTCACCATCACCGGTGGAAAGATCGCAAACGCCACCATCGACGACGCAAAGATTACGACGCTGAGCGCCAGCAAAATTACAGCCGGAACCATCTCAGCTTCGATCTCTCTGACATCTCCCACGCTCGTAATCACCAGCGGTACAACGACCATCAACATCGACGGAACGAACAAGATCCTCGTAACCGATACGACGCAGACGTCGTTCGCTCAGGTGCTCGGCAGTCAGGTCCGAGTGGAGGCCACCAATAACAACCTCGTCTACGCGCAAATTGTGAAGTCAGGTTTTCAGAGTCAGAATGCCTCCGGCAATAGTTGCGAATTGCGGGGAGACGGACTGCGTTTCAATACGACGAAAGTTGTCGGGCCGCAGTATTCACCGCGTCCGGTGACGCTGGCGGACGTGATTACTCTGCTGGTCACACACGGTCTGAGCGTGTGACCTTCGACCAAAGTAAAAAGTAAAGAGCCATGATCCAGAACACCATTCGAATTCTCGCGTTTCTCAGCTTTCTCCTGCTGCCGGTATTTGCGGAAATCGGCAGTCAGCACACCGTTGGCCAAATCACCCTCATGGTCGTCGAGTCGGACAGGGACGTCACGGTCTTCATCGCTTCCGCGTCGGCCACTGCCCGCGCCGTAGAGGTAACGGTGATCTCCGCTGGCCAGCTTGGCATGACTGGTCGGCTTCGCCTGACCAAGCTGGTGCGGGTTCCCGGGGTTGGCGGGCGGCCAGCGAAACTCACCTTTGACACCGCAGGAGAGCGCGTCCAGGAGATCCGCCTGAATGAGCTCACGGGACTTACTTCCCAGACCATCTTCTTCACCTCCACGAAAGGAAACTATGAATAATCAATCTGCTGAATTCGTACTCGATCAGGTCAGCGCAACCCTGCTGAAGGAACTGGACGCCACCAGGCAGGAATACCTGCGGGCCGCCCAGGCCTGCGTAGGGCAGGCGCAGGCCATCATCACCCTGAAGCTCCGCGAGGCCAAACTGGAAGGCTCCTGGGACATCTCCCCGGATTGCACCAAGCTCATCCAGCATCCAACTGAAGATCCGGCGAAGGTACCGCGGCGCGTTGCGGAAATGTCGCACGGCGGGGCTCCTGATATCACGCGAAGAAACGTTCGCAAGAGGTAAATCACCATGGCATTCCCCCCACTGGTCATCACCGGCGACATCATTTCCGCCTCACACATCAACGCCATCCGCAACGCCCTGATCACATGGCCGGGGGGTGTAGACGCGGCAAACTACACCCTCTCGAATGCCACATTGCAGTCCGCCCGTATTGGATCAACAGGGCTGGAGTTCCGCAATGACGCAGGCGCGACGGACCAGAAACGATGGGAGATCGTGCAGGATGCCCCGAGTGGGCTCTTGTTGGTTCGTGCTGTCAGTGATAGCGGGGCGCCTTCCGTTGCCTGGGTTATCGCGAGGACCGGCCCGAACGTCGTCGAGCAGGGCTTCTACGGCAATGTCACCTTCGCTGACCTGATCCGGACGCCGCGATTGTTCGCGACGGCCCTCCCCACCACTGCGCCCACCGCCGGAACCAAAGAAGTCTGGAACGACGGCGGAACCCTGAAGATCGCATAAGGAAAATCAAATGAAAATCAAGAATAATTTCTCGCGAGCGCTGATGCTGCTCGTGATTGCCTGCATTGGCGCGACCGCCCAGGATGTGTGGAAGTACTCCACCAGCGGAACGCTTTCCTCGGCATCCGCTTCGTTCACTGTGGCCCTCCCGGCCACCGGAAACAACCAGGTCGATCTGCTCGATTACGTGCTTCAATGCACCGCCAGCTGCACGGTGTCGACGTTCATCAACCAGACCGCTCCCACGGCCACGCTGGCTGCATGGCGGGCGGAGAATCCATCAACGACGCCGGACGGTGGCGCAACGCAGCCGAAGGCTCTGATCTACACCGCGAGCAATTCGACGGGCGGCACGAAGGCGGATGAACCGTTCGTACTTCCGGCGAATGCAATCATGCCCTGGGACCTGCAGGGAATCACGCTGATCGGGTCCGGAACTACGAAGAATTACACCGTGAAAATTGGACCTTTCACGGCGACGACGACTTACACGATTCAGATCCGAGTGAAGGTGCGCCGATGAAAAACGTGATCATTCTGGTGGCGGGATGGCTTCTGTATGCGGCGGTAGCCAACGCCGCCGGACCGAAGTTCCCGGTCATACCTGCGGGCGATCCTGCTTCGTTAAACGGCCGGCCATTGACTGGCACCCCGACAGACGGCCAGGGCTGGTGCTACCAGACGAGCTCCAGTGCGTACATCCCCTGCACCTCCAGCCGGGAAATCACCTTTGGGATCTGTGCAGGGGCCAATTGTGCCGTCAACGATACCGTCAGCATCCCTCGTCTCATATCTTCGGTGTCAGCGGGCACGCTTACCAAGTGCAAAGCGAAAACAGGTACTGGTCCAACAGGATCTGCACTTAGCGTGCAGGTCAAAAAGAACGGCACTACTACCGCTACAGTATCTGTTTCTGCCGGTCAAACCCTCGGGAACACCACCACTTTTAGTGCGTCCACCATCGCGGAGGACGACATTTTAACTATCGTGATTTCCGCCATCGGTTCCCCTACTCCCGGAAAGGATGTATTTGTCGTATGCACCGTACAGTAATCTTGTGCTTTTTCGCCCTGCTACTGCTGTCTTCGTCTGCTTTCGGAGCCAATTGCGGTGGCGCGACAGTGTGTGCGTGTAACGACCTCGTGACGAGCAATTACACGCTGACGGCCAACCTCACATGCCCGTACAGTGCTCTTGGGTCTACACCCGCCCTTCGCGTGAACACTGCGAGCGTGATTCTTGACGGCGGCGGGTATACGCTTGACGGTGGCAACACGGCTGTAACTCCATGGTCAGGCACGGCGGCAACAATCCGGCAGAGCAGGGTTTGCGTATCGGTTGGTGGGGCTAATGTTACGGTGAGAAATTTCGGCAATATCAAGGGGTGCAAGGATGGTGTGTTGTCCACCGCAACAAACACCACGATCTCGAATAACACCATAACCAACATGGGGCTGGACGGGATCATTCTGAACTCTACGGGGGCTACGGGGGCCACGATCAGCGGTAATACAATTGCTGGTGCGTTTGGTTACGGCATCTACTCCAAGGCCGCGTCTGCGTCAATCACGTCCAACACCGTCACAGGACAGCGCAGCGATATCAGCCAGCAGGCTGGGGCATGTTTTGCCTTTGAAGGCGCAGGTAGCCAGACTGTCACCGGTAATACCTGTACTGCCTCACTAACCCATGCCTTCATTTTCCGAGGAACCGTTGGCGGTACTTTCAGCAGCAATGTAGTGACGACGCCAAAATCGGGCGTCTTCTGGCTTCCGAGTGGGGTGTCAACGTCGGGCATCACCTGGAACACCAATAACACGCTCGACACGTACCCGATTTACCTTGTCGAGTCGGCGTCCAGCACCACGTATGACCTCGCGAGCCTCGGGACGCTGGGAGCTTTCGTCTGCCGTTCCTGCACTTCGGTAACTATCAAAGACGGCACCGTCATCGATACGGTCGCCATCACAGGAAACGGGAATACTGTACAGAACATCACCCTGACGGGCAGCAACACGGACATTTGGGGGCGCGTCCTCTTCTCAACTACTGAGTTCATGGGGAACGCAATCGTACTGTCCGGTAACAACAACACCGTCACAGGCTGCACGCTCGATCGCGTTCAGTCTGGTGAAAACTCTGCGGCTATCACCATGCTCGGAACTGGCAACGTGGTCACCGGCAACACGATCACACGCTCTCAGTTGGGGGTGTCGCTTTTGGCTGCTGGCACTATTACGGGCAACACCTTTGCCTTTAACCGTTCCAATTTGTTTGCCGCAGCCGGTAGTACGGTCACGGGCAACACATCGGACTATGAACTTGATCTGATCGCAACACGCGCCATTACCGACCCCATGGCGAAGATGGTCACCTGGGTTGAATCTCGGCCCTCAAGTGTCTCCATCGGCGGAACGGCATCGTTTAGCTTTTCGCTTGCTGACGGCGCAGGTGTTTCATGCTCGTCCTGTACCTATACAGTGTCCACCTACCCGAGTGAGACTGTCACGTCGTCCAAGGTGGGCAACGTCGTATCCGGTTCGTTCACACCGTCGCGTGGGGGAACCTACACGCTCTACGTCACCGCCAGCGATGGGTCGAACACATGGAGGCGCAACTTCATCTGGGCTGTCGGGGCCACATCTACCCAGACCACGAGGTACTACATCCGAATGCTGCGCAACGTCAACGGGGGTAATGGCGGCGGGTTGGATGCCAGTGTCATGTCCACCACCGCACCCTCTGTTGATGAGCTTTTGTACTGTAGTGCTGATACCATCTCGAATCCACTGGAAATCCCGAACTACCCTCTTTCGGTGGTGACCGGAGCAAGCTCATCGCTTGCGGTGTCGGTGGGGGCAGAGGACTCTCTGGCTGCTGTTGACGGCTTCTATACACGCTTCCCGTACTATGATCGACTGCCACCGGAGGCTGATACTCCCAACGTGCTTGCCGTCGCACCGGTAACGAAATACACCTTCGTGACCGGCACTATGTCCCTGTCGTCTGTCGCGTGGCCGATGGATATCGCAGCGATATGGCGGCTCCCGACGACCTACATTTCCGGTGCTGGCTTTCTCCCAATTTTGTCCAGCCCCTCGGCTACGCCATCGTACACCGACTGGACCGCCACCTACGCCTCCACCTATCCGGTATACTCCCTGAGCGAAGATCAGGTGGCCACGATCTCCTCAACTCAGGAGGGCATCGTGCTTCACAACCCCACCAGCGCGAGTCGTACTCAAACCGCTGTAGTGGGGGGCTTCACGTCAGGTCAGACTTACGGTGCCTACGTAGGCGGGTTGCCAGTTCTCACAGCCACGGCTGACGGCTCAGGCCGTGTATCCGCTGCATTGCCTGTTCCGGCCAGTACAATCCGAACAGCACAGATCCTCCGACCTGTGAGTGGGTTGGCAGGTTATGCAGGTGTGTCACAGGGGAACTTCGCGCAGTAATCAATAAAAGAAAGAATCAGGGTTCAATCGAATGCACCGAAGTGAACGCGCCTCCGGGATTAAACCGGAGGCCCATCACCGAAATACTGCCCGGGGAAGCCGTAAATTCCAGACTTCCCCGTCTCCCCGCAGTATCCGCGTATTTCTCCGGCAGTGAGAACACCAGTTTCGACGACCGACCAACCGTGAACTGATCGAGCCCCGTCCGGCGGCCTTGCTCATCGCGGATCGCAACCGTGATCGTGGCGGTGGTGAAACTGCTGCTGTTCACCAGAGCCACGCCGGTTGAATATCCCGCCGCATTGTCATACCAGAGCACCGACCGCGAGCTACTGGACGATGACAACAGCGTAGTCGCCTCGAAGTCCGGACGCCCTTCCACGCGCTGCGTGAAGGTGACATACCCTCCAATATCGGGACAGCACGGCAACGTCACGTAGGCCCAGCCCTGAGCCAGCGCGCCGGTGTCCTGTGTGGTCAGTGAGGCCGTACCTCTCGGAGGAATCACCGCAGTTGCTGACTCCGCCGGTGCGGCGCCGTTGACCGAAATCCGCCAGGGCGCTCCGTCCGCCGCAAAGAATCGCACAGGGATTCTCAGCTCAGTATCCTCAACGCTTACCAGCGTGATTGTGGTTCGCCAGCCGCCTCCCCGGCCACAACCTGAGGCGCGATTTCATCAAAGCTCGATGTCCGGACGGACTTCGATTTCTGCGGCAAAACGGCCGCCATTGTCGCGAGCATCAAGCCCGCCAGTTTCATTCCCCGCATCTTCAGTCCCTCCCCAATTCCGCCCTCATATCGCACGATCCCTGCTGATTACACAGGCTGATGCCCCGAGCAGGTTCAGCGCATCCTCATCGACCTGGCCCTGCTGTAAGGCATCCAGCAGGTCAGCTCGCTCTCGCAGTATTTCCGCCTCGTTTTGCAGGTAGCTTCTCACCCACTCGGCGCTTATCCTCCGCTTCTTCTCCGCTTTGTGCGGACAATCGGTGTGGCAGTTTCGGCAACGGATCTCGACTATTCTGCTGCTCATTGTCGTTGTTTGTAGTGGCAAGGATTTCGGAAACAGCGTCCAGTAATATCGCGACACGGTCCCCTCCCGCAACCTCTACCAGACGTTTGACGCTTTCGGCGAGCGATTTGCCTCCGGCCTCCGTCAATTCCCGGAGAAACTCCCCCGGCACCCTCTGTCCGGCGGCGTATCTGGCCTGCCACTGGATGAATGCCTCGCCGATGATCTCTTCCATGTCGAGGTCGAGGTCGGCGGCTGCCATGCGCAACTGCCTGCGGAGGCTCGCCGGGAACCTCACTGTAGCGCGTTTCTCTGCTGCTTCCATTCGATCTATCCCCTTTCTTTTCTGTCGGTTGCTGCGATGGGGCGTGCTCATTTCCCCAACCGTTTAAGCGCATTGAAATTTCAATGCGCAGACATTTCTAAATGCTGTTGACATTTTCATGCTGATATCTGCATAATGCCGATATGGCAAACACTACAAGAACGCCACATGCAAAATTATCACGCATTGGAATTTCAAACGGAACCAGTGCGCAACGGAAGATCAACCGCGAAGCCGGGTTCTCGCAGACCACGGTGGTCCTGCCGACAAAGCTCTGCGCCGCCCTGAAGGCGCGGGCCACGATGAAAAACCGGAACCTGCGCGAGTACCTGCTGGATGTACTGCAGGATCATCACACCTCCACCCCGATGCCGGAGTTGGGGTAAACAAACGGTCATCGGGAAAACAGGTTATGCCGAAATCGTCACTGCGTGCAAACCGAAGTCCACAATGCACTGAAATTGCAAGCATTTTGCCGTGTCCAGCGGTTCAGGCCGACATCGCAAGCGCTGCTCACGAGCTGGCTGCTGACCCGGCGTTCCATGGCGAAATCTCAAAAACGCTCTCGCGCCGGTTCAGCATGCCGGAGAAGGTGATTGATCGCGTCGTTGCCCTTCGCGGCCAGGCATTCGAGCGCGGGTACAACGCGCAGCGGACCGGGATGCTCAACGCGATGGCTATCGGCGGATGCGTGGTTCAGAACTCTCTGAGGGGGAGATAAGGGGAAATGGAAACACAAGAGCTTGCCGTTCGCCAGAACAGCAACATCGCCGCAACTCGCCAGGAGTTTGGCGCGACCGAGATTCAGATGGGTCACGAGACCGCAGCCTCGGCCGTTGCGGCTCGCGAAGCTGCTGCCGTGCAGGCCCGGTACGTGATGGCCATGCAGCGGCCCCGGAACGTTGAGCAGTGCCGAAGCCGGCTGCTGAATATGTGCCTGAAGCCGGGCTTCGCTACCAAAGTTGAATACGCGAAGCCTGCTGGTAAAAAGTGGGTAAACGGGAAAGAAGAAGCTCAGTTCATCACCGGAGCCAGCATCCGCTTCGTCGAGACTGCGCTGCAGTGCTTCGGGAACGTGCTCCCGCAGACGGCCACGGTATTCGACGGGCCCCGGGCGCGCATCTGCCGGGTGTCGGTCACTGATCTCGAAGTGAACATCACCTACGAAATGGAGGTGTTGATCGAGAAGACCGTCGAGCGCAAGGGGTATGAGAAGCCGAAAGGCTCGGGCAAGTATGAGCCGCCGCAGGGTCGGGAGATCATCGCCGAACGCCTGAATTCCTACGGCGAACCGGTGTTCATCGTCGTCGCCACCGACGACGAAATTACCCTCAAGCAGAACTCCGCAATCTCAAAGGCTCTCCGCACTCAAGGGCTTCGGATCCTGCCCTGGGACATCGTTGACGAAGCCATCCTGACCGCGCGGCAGACCATGCGCGACCGCGATGCGAAAGACCCCGACGCGGCCAAACGCGAACTGCTGGACTACTTCGCCGCCCTCGGAGTGGAGCCGGTCGACATCGAGAGCTACCTGAGCAAGTCGATCTCGAAGCCCCTGCTCCCCGCCGAGATTGCCGCACTCCGCAAGGTCTACGCGGCCATCCGTGATGGCGAGGCCACATGGGCCGACATCATGGCTCAGAAGGACCCTGAGGGCTCCGATGAGCTGCAGGCCGAGATCGCCAAACGCAAAGCCGCGGAGTATGCTGCCGCTGTCGCCGCTGGCACGATTCCGGCAATGACCTCCGCGTCTGCAACCACAGCAACCGGCTCGGCCGCCGCAGCTACAACCACTGACACAGCCACCACGGCCGCCCAGACAGCGCCGCGCATGGCCGAGAAGCTCCAGTTCGGGAGGAAGCAATCGTGAAGCTCGCTTCCATCACCCTGAAGAACACCGGCATCATCCAGTCGCTGTTTCTGCCGTGCATTTCCCCTGACGGCTCCGATGGTTCGGTGGTGCTCATCTCCGGCGCAAACGCCACGGGCAAGAGCACCATCCTGAATGCGGTCGCCACGATGTTCGAGGGCGGCTCGAACCCCGACCTCATCGGGCCCGCCGGTGATGAATATGTGATCGAGATCGTATTCGACAACGGCTGGCGGTTCACGCGCACGGAGTCGGCATCAGGCTACGAGCTGAAGGGCTTCTACCCTGAGGGCGGGAAGATCAACAGCCCGGCCACCACGCTGAAGAAGCTCATGGCTGACCCGAACGCCTTCAGCCCCACCGGGCTGGTGGACGCGGCCCCGAAGGATCGCGCGAAGTTCCTTCAGGCCGCAATCCCGATGGAGTTCACTGAGCGCGAGATCCGGGAAGCTGCCGCCGGAGCGCTGGCGGGCGCCGCACTGCCCAAGGTGATGGATGCCACCCGGTTCGCGTCTCTGCGCGAAGGCATGTACGATCAGCGCCGCGAGATCAATGTCCGGCTTACCCAGCTCCGGGCCACCCGCCGCACTCTGGCTGAATCTCTGCCGGAAGGCGATCCGATGCGGTTCGCCAAACGCGCCTACGATGCCGCCACGGGCGCGGAGATCAAGCCGGAGACTCCAGCCATCTCCGAGGTGGAGGACCTCAAGGAACAACTGGAGAGCGCCAAGAAGCTGCTCGCCAGAACGCTGGAAGGTTGGCGCGGTGATGCTCAGGTGCTCCGCGACGGAATCACGCAAGCCGAGCAGGCGGAGATCGAAGCCATCCGGCGCGATGCCGAGGTTCGCATGGAAGCCGTCCGTGCCGCGAAACAGATCGAGCGCGACGAACTGCAGGTGAAGTACGAATCGACCGTAGCGGAGATGCGCGGACCCTACGACGAAGATATCGAGGACATCACCAAGGAGCTTGCGGCGGCCGAGCAGCGGGCCTCTGATGAGCGCCGCATGCAGGGTGTTCGAGATTCCATCACGACGCTGGATGCCGAGATCGAGCAGAAAGACGCTGATGCTGTCCAGCGCGATGAAGCTGTCAAGGGCCTCGACGAGCTGAAGCGCAGGAAGCTCGATTCCTCGCCACTGCCGGGAGTGGAAGTCCGCGACGGCGTGATCTATTACGACGGGCTCAACTTCGACACCCAGCTGAACACCGCTCAGCAGTACCTGCTCAGCTTCCAGGTGGCCGCGCTAACCCGAGGCGAGCACGACCTTCGCCTGATGATCTTCGACCAGGCTGAGGCTCTCGATTCCGAGAATCGCGCCGCCTTCATCGACGGCATCAAGGCCGCTGGCTATCAGGTCCTGATGGCCGAGGTCGTCGACGGCAAGCCGCTCATGGCGTGCGCCGTCTGAAGTTCCTGGCCGGACCCTGAAAAGGTCAACCTGGGCGGTGGTTTCCTCCGATCCCGCCGCCCGATTTTTCCCGCAGTCGGTTTCAATGAATGCCCTCAGATTACTCCAGAGGACATCCCTCGAAACGCGAATGAGCACCGGGTTTCAGAGCGTGAGCAAAAGGGGCAGATGCAACAGCAGATCACAAACAGAATCAGATGCGCGACGTGCGACGGCAACGGCCGGATCTGTTGCGTCTGCGGACAGCCCGGGCACAAATGCGGCTGCTATGCCGAGACGATCATGCGGCCCTGTCCGGCATGCGACATCACGATCCGCGAGGCTGTCCGGTCACTTGGCAGAGAGTTCGCGATCTACGCACTCGTACTGATCGCCGCTGCTCTGTGTCTGGGGATTGCGCTCGGCGCGGGAAGCCGTCCGCATAACACCAACCTCACTACCACCACAACTTCAACCGGAGAAACAAAATCATGGAAATGAATGGCGAACTGATGCAGTTCGATGGAACCCACATTGTCGGGTTCAACGTTACGCCAGCCGATGACGGCATTACCTCGGTGCTCATTCTAACCGCGAAGCTCACCCCGGATATCGCCGAGATGATGGGATGCCGCGCTTCGATTTTCGATCAGCACGGCCAGCTTCACCAGCGCATTACCAGAGCCGATCTGGGTGAATCGAAACTGCGCGACATCGACGTCATCCTGCCCGCAGTGGGCACTACGTCGAGCGCCGAAGCCTACAGACCGGAGCTGGTTCACAAGTTCGTGTTCAACCGGATTGAGAACGAAAACGAGGGCGACGGGATGTCCGTCACGATGCGTTGCCGATTCAAGAATCGCGAGAACGATCTCCTTCGCCTGGTCCGCAAGATGCGGAAGAAGCCCTTCGAGTTCGCCATTCGTTCTCATCAGCAGGCCTTCGACTGGGCCGGAGCCATCGGAGGAACGCAGTCCGCGGCAACCACCGAGGGTGAAGAAGCTGAAGGCACCGAAGAGGTTCCGCCTCTGCTGGTGATTGCCGCCGCAACGTGCCGGTACTGCTCTGCGGGTGATTCGAAGAATGACGAAGGCAAGCATATGGCGGACGGCAAGCTCGTCGAGTGCGAGATCGATCACCCGCCTGCTGCTGAGGCTCCGGCTGAAACCATCAATGTCCATGGGCGCAAGCGCGGCAACGTGCTGGCGATGCCCGAGGGCGACAGCGGAGGACCGGCCATTGCGGATGCCCGCGACGTCGCCGGAAAGAAGCCTCGCCCGCAGCGAACGCGCGGTGAGATGGCGCCGCCGCCGGATGCTGCTCGCGCTGCTGACTCGGTATCGGTGCAGTAGCCATGATCCTGAGGTTCACCCTGCCTATCGTCCCCCGGACGAAAAAGACATCGAGCCAGATCGTCAGCTTCGGGAAGGCCTGCGGTGAGTGCGGCCGCCGGGAGTTCCAGAAGCTCGTGCCCTCGGAACAGTTCCTTGCCTTCGAGGCTTTGGCTGTTTCGATGGCATCCCCGATCCGGGCTGCAATCGAATCTTCAGGCAGGGTGATCCTTCCGGTGGTAGAGCCGGTATCGATCAAGGCCGAGATCTACCGCGACCGCGAGACGGGCGACTGGAACGGCTACACCGATGCCCTCGCGGACGTGCTCCAGGAGCCGATGTACAAGGGCTGCTGCGTGTGCGGCAAGGGCTGCGTGATCGGCCTGAGCGCGATGAATGCTGACGCGCCGAAGACCTGCAGCCAGTGCGGGCGAATAGATGGATCAAAGCGCTTCGTTGCACGCGATGGAAGGCAGTCCCGCAAGGGTCTCGGCATCATCGCCAACGATGCGCAAATACAAGACTGGGACGGTACCCGGCTGCGGAAAGATGCGAATGATCCACGCATCGAAATCACGATAACGACGGTCACCATGGGGAGTTTATTCGCGTGAGCAAGAAGCCCAGAACATCGCTGTACATGGAAACGACAAGGATCTCGGCAAGCAAGACGGCCGCCGAGATCGAAGACATGCTCCGGCTCGCAGGGGCCCGCACGATCGCGAAGCAGTATGGTCCGGCCGGGGACATCACCGGAATGACATTTTCCCTGCTGATCGGCAATGCCGAGGTTCCGTTTGCTCTGCCGGTGCGGAGCTCGCTGCTGGTGGAGCGCCTCCGCGAGAACAAGTACGGCAAGCGCAACCCGGCGCTATCGGTAATGCAGGGCCTCAGGGAACAGGCTGAGCGCGTGGCATGGAGGCAGATGCTGCGGTGGATTGAAGCGCAACTCGCGATGATCGACACCCGCATGGTGACAGCCTCCGAGGTCTTCCTTCCGTACGCGTGGGACGGCCGCAAGACCTTCCACCAGGCCATCAGTGAAGGCGGGTACCGGGCACTGCTCGGGGACGGCAAGTAAGCCATGATCGACAAGCGGCAAGCATACCTCGAGTTTCTGCGGTCCAAAGTCGTTCTCGCGCCAGAGACGGGCTTCGCTGAGGCGACATCAGACGCGATGAACCCCCGGCTGTTCCCGCACCAGCGCGACCTCGCTGCATGGGCGATCCGGGGCGGTTGCCGTGCGGTGTTCACCAGTTTCGGTACCGGCAAGACGAACATCCAGATCCAGATCCTTGACTACCTGGTAAAGCACCTGACCGAGGGAGAAGCTGGGTTGATCCTGTGTCCTCTGGGAGTGCGCGGCGAGTTCGTTGCGGACGCGATGAAGTTCTTTGGGATCTCGCTGAAGTACGTTCGGACCAATGCGGAGATCGAAGCCGAGCGCGCAGCCGGCCGCCAGTATTTCCTGACAAATTACGAGCGTGTTCGCGATGGCAACATCGACCCGAACCAGTTCGCTGTGGTATCTCTCGACGAAGCCAGCGTGCTCCGGTCGTTCGGATCGAAGACGTACCAGACGTTTCTGACGCTGTTCCAGCGCGTGAAATACAAATTCGTCTGCACGGCAACCCCGTCACCGAACCGATTTAAGGAACTCATCCACTATGCCGCGTTCCTCGGCGTGATGGATTCCGGCCAGGCGCTGACGCGGTTCTTTAAGCGCGACTCATCGCAGGCCGGGAACCTCCAGATTCACCCTCATAAGGAGGCCGAATTCTGGCTCTGGGTATCGAGCTGGGCCACATTCCTCACCACGCCTTCGGACCTCGGCTACTCCGATGAGGGGTATATCTTGCCGGACCTGCAGATCATCCAGCACCGGCTCGATGTCGATTACTCCACGGCCGGATTCGACTCCTGGGGACAGGGCAAGCTGGTGCGCAATGCGGCGGTCGGTCTGCGGGATGCGGCGCGCGAGAAACGGGACAGCCTGAGTGACCGCGTGGCGCGCGCAAAGGCCATCGTAGACGCGGCCTTGAAGGGTGAGCACTGGATTATCTGGCACGACCTCGAAGATGAGCGCAGAGCCGTTGAGAAGGCATTCGCAGGCTACAGCATCCGAACCGTCTACGGGTCGCAAGACCTTGACGAGCGCGAGCGCGACATCGCGGACTTCAGCGAGGGTAAGTACGAGATCCTCGCCACGAAGCCGATCATCGCCGGTTCCGGCTGCAACTTCCAGCGTCACTGCCACAGGGCGATTTACCTGGGCGTCGGCTATAAGTTCAACGACTTTATTCAGTCCGTCCACCGGCTACAGCGCTTCCTCCAGACGTTCGCCGTCGAGATTCATGTGGTCTACACGGAATCAGAAGACGCGATCTATCAGAGCCTGCTGCTGAAGTGGGACCAGCATAAACGGCTGGTCGCGGAAATGACCGGAATTGTTCGCAAATACGGGCTGAACAATGCCCGCCTGGGAGATGAGATGCAGCGTTCAATCGGGATTGTCCGGCAAGAGGTGAAAGGCGATCTGTTCACCGCAGCGAATAACGACTGCGTGCTGGAGCTTCAGGCGATGCCGGATAGCTCTGTCGGCATGATCTGCACTTCGGTGCCGTTCAGTGATCACTACGAATATACCGAGTCCTACAACGATTTCGGTCACAACGACGGCGACCGCGGCTTCTTCAATCAGATGGATTATCTGACCCCGGAGATGCTCCGGGTGCTTCAGCCGGGCCGTATGGCTTGCATACACGCGAAGGACCGCATCGTCTACGGCTCGGTTTCTGGACTCGGCATGTATTCGGTGAACGAGTTCAGCGATAAGTGCGTGGCCCACATGAAGAAACACGGCTTCGTCTACTGTGGGCGCATCACCGTCGTGACCGACGTCGTCCGCGAGAATGCGCAGACCTACCGCCTCGGGTTTTCCGAGAACGCGAAGGACGGCACGAAGATGGGCGTCGGAAGCCCGGAATACATCCTGCTGTTCCGCAAGCTGCCGACCGACCAGAGCAATAGTTATGCCGACGAGCCTGTCGTGAAGTCGAAAGAAGATTACACGCGGTCCCGCTGGCAATTCGATGCGCACGCGCTCTGGCGGAGCAACGGCAACCGGTTCCTGCGCCCTGAAGAGATCAGGGAAATGCCGATAGCCGCGCTCCGGGCCGCATGGCGGAGCTTCAACGCGCGGGCGGTCTACGACTTCAGCGAGCACGTATCCATCGCTGAGGCACTGGAAGCCGCTGGGTGCTTGCCGTCGAGCTTCATGGCTCTGGACCCAGTGAGCCATTCCCCATGGGCGTGGGACGACATCACGCGCATGCGGACGCTGAACACCGAGCAGGCCCGCAAGGATGTCGAGCAGCATGTTTGCCCTCTCCAGTTGGATATTGTCGAGCGCCTGATTGAGCGGTACAGCAACAAGGGCGACCTGATCCTCGATCCGTTCGCCGGGCTTCACACCGTGCCGCACGTGGCCATCCAGATGGGGCGCACGGGATACGGCGTCGAGCTGAATTCGGAGTACTGGGCCGATGGCGTCGGCTACTGCCGGGCTGCCGAACAGAAGGTCAGCATGCCCACGTTGTTCGACATGTTGGAGCTGGAGCAGGTTGCGTAGAGGGAGAGGGGAAAGGGGAATCGTTATGGGAGAAATCACGAAAATTCAATGGTGTGATTGCACGTTCAACCCGTGGATGGGATGCGTGAAGGTCTCGCCGGCTTGTGACCACTGCTACGCAGAGGCCGACCGCAAGCGCCGGGGGCAGCTGCTCTGGGGCAAGAGCGCGCCCCGCCAGGTGACCAGTGAGGCCTACTGGAAACAGCCGTTCCGCTGGAATAAGCAGGCCGCCGCCGATGGCGTCCGGCGCCGCGTGTTCTGCGGTTCGCTCTGCGATGTCATGGAAGACTTCTCGGGCCAGCTGATCGGCGGTAACGGATGCCAGACGGAGCTTCAGGACATCCGCACCTGGCTGTACCAGATCATTCAGCAGACCCCGAATCTCGACTGGCTGTTGACCACGAAGCGCCCGCAGAACTTCAAGCGGTTTCTTCCCGCCGAGTGGCTCATCAGGATGCCCGCAAACGTCTGGGGCCTCACCACGATTGAGAACGGCAACCACCTGTGGCGCATGGACGCGCTGGCCGAGGTTCCGTTCGTCGTCCGCGGCATCAGTGCGGAGCCCCTTCTGGGACCGCTGAGGATCACCGGCTACAAGGGAAAGCTGGACTGGGTGATTGCCGGCGGAGAGTCTGGGCCGGGCGCGCGTGATTGCCATCTGGAGTTCGCCAGGGACCTCCGCGACCAGTGCCGCGACATAGGCGCGAGCTTCTTCTTCAAGCAGGCGGGCGCAGTTGCCAGCCTCGACGGCCGCCGCCTGATCACCATCGACCCGAAGGGCGGGAACCTGAGCGAGATTCCTGAAGACCTCCGCATCCGGGAGGTACCCCGTGCCTCTTAGACTGTGGCATCTGCCGCTGATTTCACTCGCGATGATTGGGGCCGGGCGCCTCGTCGGCATGGCCGTGGAGTGGCTGCTATGTCGGTGATGAAGAAAGCAGCCTTCAATCTACTGGTCACCCGCATCGCCGAGAGCCTGGAATCCAGCAGTGAACCTGCTCGACTGGGTGATGTGCAGGCGCTGGTGGAAGAACTGCAGCGTCGCGCGAAGCGTGACGAAGCCGAGAGGGAAGAGCCGCCCTCTGGTGAGTTCCTCGACAGCCTGGATCTCTTTGGCCAGACGACCATGGACTGCGACTTCTGCGGGCGGCGGTACGTGGCGCTTCGGGATTCCACTGATGAGGAAATCGCGGACTGGGAGCGTGTCGCGAAGAAAGATAAATCGGTAGTCCTGGACTATGCCGTAGAGGGCTTCGAAGGGACCGTGCTGGATGACCGAACCTTCGTGGTGGGTTGCCCGTGCAACAGCGCTGTCCGGTACGAAAACTTCATCTGGGAACACCGCAAGCTGATCACCGATTACATCGTTCTCCGCACAGCCGTGCGGCTCGATGACGCGGTCATTGACGGGAGGCTGGCGGCTGCTCTGTGTGTTGCAGCGGACGCGCCCGGGATCGCCGAGAAAGTAGCTGCTGAGTTGAGAGGAGAGTGCCAGTGAAACGACAGGATCAGCCGGACCTGCAGTTCTACCCGTGGAGTGTCCTGCGGTGGCTCCCGAGCACCGCGCGGATGAAGCTCGATGCCCTCGGCCGGGGCATCTACCGCGAGCTTCTGGACCTCTGCTATGTGCAGGGTTCCATCCCCGCCGACAAGGCTACCCTGGCCAATTACTGCGCCTGCTCGGTCGCGGATCTTGAGCGCTACTGGCCGATCCTGTCGGCCTACTTCCGGTACACTTCGCGCGACAAGAAAACGCTCGAAAACGCGGAGGCTTCCATGTTCCGACAAAACTTTGCAGGCCATTCAGGTCAATTACGCGAATGGGGTGCACTTGGCGGACAAGAAAGTGCGAAGAGGAGACGTTCAAAATCAACAACTTCAGCAGCCAAGCTTGATTCACCAGCGAAGCCACCCTTCGAGGAAGTTGAAGCCAAGAAAAGAAGAGAAGAGAAGAGAGAAGAAGAGAGGAGAGAAGAGGGAGGGTCTGGCGACCCTCCGGCGGACACTG